GCGTACACCTTGCTGCGTTGGCTGTCTCGCTTTGATCGCATGTTCTTCCCTTTCGTTAGCCTGTCTCATCAGGCACGGGCGGCTATGTCCGTGCGACCCCATCGCGGGGTTTCGACTCGTTACCAGTTGGCGGCAGCCTCGGCAAGATGCTCACGAGGAATGCCGCGCTCCTTGATCTTGCGGACGCTCACGATGATGCAGCCAGGATTAAGGCCAGTAACGGTGTCGCGCGCTGTGCGAGGATCGCTGCACAGAATGTCGCGCTGAATGTTCCGCTTCCAACCTTCGGCAGTAAATGTCACTCGGTACTTCATGATTGGCTCCCCTTTCGTACGCCTGTCTCATCAGCGCAGGACGGCGATTCCTGCGGACCCTACCGTTACACGTTAAATAACGGCAGGGTTTCGACTGGGAAGTTTGTTGCACCTTGGGTTACTGCGGCTCGTCTTGCCGCGCATTGTCCCCTCCAACGGTTCTGGCGCAGAATGCGGTGATCGCCGTCGGCTGGTTAGTCTCGCGGTAGGTCCCTTCCGGGTGGCCCAAAGCGGTTCGGATCGGGCTGGTTCACAGGCTTGCCGGGTCGCGCGCGGGGGGATCGTCCCCCGCCTTCGCCCGGGGCGGTGCCCCGATCCGCTGTGAAGTTATGTAGATGAATCTACAGCGACCCGCATCCTGAGGCTGCATTTCGGCGTTGTGTTATCGAGTTGTTACAAAGCGTTAATCTATGGCTGAGATGCCGACCGCGCCGACCACCACGATCCAAGATGACGGCAGATAGACAGACGTAGAACGAGCTTTAGGGCGAACCCCATAGGGAAATACCAGCGGAAATCCCACCGCCTGAGAGTCTGTCTATCCGGTATGATGATCTCAGCAACGTGTCCACCCGTGACCCCGCTCTCGCCGTGGCTCGCGTGGCCCCAGGGATGCCGGGGTTGCCGCGCGTCCAAGGAGCGGAATGGCTTCATACAAGATCCTCGTCGGTATCGAATACGAGGGGAAGCGTGCCGAGGCTGGCGCAATCGTTAACGATCTTCCAAGCAAGAGCGTGTCGTGGCTTCTTGCGCAGAACATCATCGAACCCACCGATAACGCTACCGCCGATGCGGTAACGCCACAGACAACTGCTGCGCGTGAGCCTAAGTCTCCTGGCAAGGGAGGCAAGTGATGCCCACATTCCGTCACGGTAAGCGCACGGTCGTTCTCATGAACGGCACCGATATGTCCCCGTTCCTTAACGAGGCCACACAGACGCAGGAAATCGAAACCGCAGAGACGACAACGTTCGCGGATGACGACAAGACATACATTACGGGTCTGGGTGATGGCACGATCTCAACGAGCGGCCTCTTCGACGGCACCGCTAACGCATCGAATGATGTGCTGACCGGGGCTATCGGCCAGGAGGATAACACTTTCACGGTGCTTCCTGAGGGTGCCACCGCTGGCGCACGCAGCATTATCGCTAACGGACAGTTGACCTCGTACGAGGTTTCCTCCCCTGTCGGTGACGTTGTTGCCATTAGCGCCGAGGTGCAGGCTGATGGTGGCCTTTACTCGGGCCGCGCCCTTAACCCTCTGACAAACACCGGAACGTCGGCATCCCTCACCGGGATCAACGATGGCTCCGCAACCAGTAACGGTGGACTATTCAACCTGCACGTTACTGCCAATACTCGTGACGGCGCATCCACGGTTAAGGTTCAGCACTCCGCTGATAACGCAACGTGGGTTGATCTCGTCACGTTCTCCGCCGTTAGTGCAAGCACGACGGTTGGGGAAAGCATCACCAGCACGGGCACGGTGAATCAGTATCTCCGTGCGACGCATTCCCTCGCCGGATCGTCCGGCTCCATCACCTACCACGTTTCGGCAGCAAGGAGATAACTGTGCCTACCTTCAAGCATGGCAAGAACGCGTACTTCGCCCTCGACGGCACCGCCGCATCACTCGTTAACATTAGCAATACGCTGAACGAGATTTCGATGCCGCGCGAGATTGAGACTGCGGAGACCACCGCGTTCGGGCAGAACGACAAGACGTACATCACCGGACTCGGTGACGCCACGATCTCGCTCTCTGGCATGTTCGACGCGACCGTCGATTCCCAGATCGCGGGTAACATCACGAACCTGAAGTCCGGTTCCGTGTCGTCGCTCTCTTTCGAGTACGGCCCCGCTGGTTCCGCTTCCGCTCAACCCAAGTTCACGGGTGAGGCGCTCATCACTTCCTACGAGGTTTCCAGCCCCGTTGGTGATGTTGTCACCTACTCGCTTGAGTTGCAGGTCACGGGTGGCGTTACCGGAACAACGTTCTGACAAACGGTTCAGTAACTTTCCACGTTCCCATGTGGACCAATCAAAGGAGTAACGGTAATGGCTAATCTGCGTGACAAGATCTTCGCCGCACAGGATATCCCGACCGAGGTTGTGAATATCCCTGAGTGGGGCGTTGATGTTCTCGTTCGTGGAATGAGCGCAGGCGACCGCATCACTCTGATGCAGAACGCTTTCGACCAGACCACACAGCAGGTCAATATGAGCATCGTGTACCCCGACGTTGTCGTGTCATGCACCTACGACCCCGACAGCAACGAGCCCGTGTTCACCACCGCTGACAAGGACGCGATCCTCGCTAAGTCCAGCGCGGCAGTTGAGCGACTGGCGAACGTGGGGCTTCGCCTCTCCGGTATCGGCAAGGACGAGCAGGATGCGGCGGGAAAAGATTCCTCCAAGTCGCAGAAAGACGATTCATCTTCGAACTAGCGCAGAGGTTGGGGAGGACGGTGGATGAACTCCTTTACGGCAGTCCAGGCCACCGTCCTCTCACTTCCGCAGAGTTAACGGAATGGATCGCGTTGGAGCATCTTCGGGTTTGGGAGCAAGAGCAAGCCGCGAAGAAGGCAAAGAAGGGTAGGTAACCTGTGGCTGCCGCTAATGTTGTCGCGAAGTTTACAGCGGACATTAGCGACGTCCAGGCGAAGATGGCTGCGCTAAAGCAGTCGTTCCAGCAGGCAGGGGATTCCACCGAAGCGCTTTCGCAGCGCATGGTAATGCTTGGCAACACGGTTTCCGATGTTGGCAAGAAGATGACGTTGGGTATTACCGCTCCTCTCGCGGCCTTGGGTGTTGTTGCGATTAACACTCAGAAGGATTTCGAAGTTTCCATGAACACGCTTGGCGTGGTTTCTGGGGCTGCCGCTAACGAGGTTCAGCAACTCGGCGCGTATGCGATGCAGATGGGCGCTGACACGGTTTACTCGGCAGGCGAAGCCGCTAACGCGATGGTGGATCTCGCCAAGTCAGGCTTCACCCCTGCACAGATTACGGGTGGTGGACTCGCTGCGACAATGGCGCTCGCAGCCACAGAAGGTATGGCACTCAGCGATGCCGCAGTAACAGTCGCTAACGCTATGGCAACCTTCGGACTAGAGGCAGATCAAGCATCCCTCATCGCTGATGCGTTGGCTGGTGGCGCAAACGCATCAACCGCGTCAGTCGAATCGTTGACCTCTGCGCTCAGACAGGTCGGACCGGGTGCCGTTAACGCTGGCCTGTCGTTGCAGGAAACTGTCGCCACGCTTGCCGCGTTCGATGCCGCTGGCATTAAGGGATCTGACGCTGGCACATCGCTTAAGACGATGCTTATGCGACTTGTTCCTAGCACGAACGAGGCTGCAACTGCAATGCAGGAACTCGGCCTAAACTTCACGAACGCTGACGGATCATTCAAGAGCATTACTGAGATCGCTGCGATCCTGCAACGGCAACTCGGCGGCTTGACCGAGGCTCAGAAGGTGCAGGCGCTCACGACCGTGTTCGGTGCCGATGCGACTCGCGCTGCAACCGTTCTGATGAACGAGGGTGCCAATGGGATCCAGACATACATTGATGGGACTAATCAACTCGGAGCCGCGCAGGAACTAGCGAATGCCCGTATGTCGGGTACGGCTGGCACGTTGGAGCAGTTGAAGGGGTCGCTGGAAACCGCCGCGCTTGTCGTGGGTGAGAATCTGGCACCAACATTCCAGGTGCTCGCTAACGCGATCAAGACTATTACTGATGCTTTCTTGACTTTGCCGAAGCCGATGCAGCAGTTGATCGTTGGTGCTGGTGCTATCGCGGCGGCACTCGGACCGATTCTGTGGGTTAGCGGCAAGGTTATGGCATCGTTCACGATGCTTGCCACGCGCACCGAAGGTACACGTACCCGCATGGTCGCGTCGTTCCGTCAGATCGGCACCTCTGCAACCACGATGGCGGCTCAGGTCCGCGCGGCTATGGCTGCATCAACGACAACGATGGGCGGTATGGCTGCCGGGGCGCGTGTCGCTGGCGCTGGCGTAGCCGGGGCATTCCGCACAATGGGTGCCGCAGCCAAGGGATTCCTCGCATCCATCGGGCCTATCGGTTGGGCTCTCGCTGGTGCAGCCATCGCGTTCGAAGCATTCGGCGCATCATCGCGTGCTACAGAGCAGATCGTTGGGGAACTTAAAGATCAAGTTGATCTCACACGCCAGTCGCTAACAGATATGGGTGTCGAGGCGGTTGCCGCACAACTCATGGAGGCATTCGGCCCCGAGAATATCGCTGCTCTGGAAGATTACGGCATCAGCATGGCAGAACTTGTCGATGGTGTTGTCTCGGGTGGGCAAGCCTTCGACGATATTCGCTCACGCATGGTGGAGTTCCGCAACTCTGACTGGTGGTACACGCACCGTATGGGCGCGAGCGACCTTATCGCTCAGTTGGATATCACGCGCAACGCGGTCTCGCAGACGATTGAGGCGGGTAATCAGGCCGCAGCCGCTCGTGAGATCTCAGCGAATCGTGCTGCAACGGCAGAGTCCGCGATGACCTCTGCAACTGTGCAGTCTGCTATCGCAGCAGGTAACGCTATCGGTCCGACTCAGGCACTCGCGGGAGCGGTCAATACTGTTACGGATGCTGCGGGTAACGCAGTCACCCAACTTGATTTCATGAAGCAGGAATATGATTCGTGGCTTGTCACGACCGGGCAGATCAGCGCGGTTGATGCGGCAGCGGAGGCTATCGACAATCTGGGAGCGGCATCCGTTGAGTTCGGTAGTAATCTCATGGGCCAAACACCTAAGGCCCGTGATTTCCGTGCCGCTGTCGTCGATGCTTTCGAACAGTCAGCACAAGCCGCGCAGTCGCTTTCGGATGATATCCCCACGCAGCGCGCAATCTTTACTGGCGAACTTATTAAGATTGTCGCGTCACTACGCGCAAGCGGCATTAAGCCCAAGGATATTGAGGCGTTCCTCGGCTCCATGGAGGATTTGCCTGCCAGCGTTTCCGACATCATGCGTAGTGCGGCTAAGGCTGTCGGTGACACTAATTTCAAGACTGAGGTTGAGAAAGCGTTCGATAAGTCGGTGAAGGCTGGCGCACCGATGACCGCCGACGCTATGGAGCGTCTGGCTACTGGCGCGAGTAATGCAGCGAAGGAGCAGTTGGGGCTTACGCTGGAACCGCAACTGGCAGGCATCATCAAGAGCGGCACGACGGCGCTCCGCCCGACCGCTTTCAACAACGGACAACTGACGGGTAAGTCCATCGGATCCGGCCTCGCTAACGGTATCCAGGCTTCCAGCCCGATCGTTCAGGCTGCCGTCGCTAGGGTTATCGCTCAGGCGAAGGCTGCTGCCGATGCAGCAGCAGAGTCACAGTCGCCGTCGCGCCTGTTCGCCAGGACGGGCGACGATATGGTGCGCGGTGTCGCGATGGGGTGGCTACGCATGTCACCAACCCTAATCCGTGCTATTACGAGCATCATCCCGAAGGCGAAGGGTGAGAGCAGGAAACTGGCGAAGGGTATGGCAGAGGCTTTCGCCACTTCGCTGCGCGAGAGTGGTGGTTCTGTCGCTGCTGCGATCAACGAGATCTTCGGATCCATTCCCACCAAGACACCGCTGGAAGCGCAACTCGGTGTTAAGGGTGCCGAAAAGTTCATCAAGGATAATAAGCAGGCGCTCGCTGCACTGCTAGAACTCGGGCAAGCGATTGACCGCATTAACGAGAAAGTGCAGTATGCGGGTGAGGCATTCACTTCCCTGGGTGCACTGGTCGCTCGCCCGTTCGGTCGCCAGTCCCAGATCTCTGAGATGTTCGGTAGTGAAGCCGACATAGATAGCGTGATTGACGGGTTCCTAACCCTACAGTCGCAAGTGAAGCAGGCATACTCCGTTCTCACGGACGCGTCTATCGTGGGGGCAAAGGCTGCTGCCCGTAACCGTAAGGAGATGCAGGCCACCATCGGTGAACTGCGGAAACTCACTCAGCAGGCGGTGCAACTGCGCGAGCAGTACGACACGGTTATGCAGGAGTTGGAGACTCTGGAGCAGGATTACCAGAAGTCCATCGCTGATACTAACGCTTTCTATGATGCTGCCGAGAAGAAGGCAGAGGAGAACATCAAGGCGATTGAGGATCGTTGGGCTGCGGCGATCCCTGGCCTGGAGGCTGCGCTAAAGAACGCAACGGCAGCGTTCGATAAGGAGAACGCGGTACTTCAGCGGCTCATCACGCAGCGTGACGAGTTCGTCGGGCAGATCAAGTCCGGGTTCCGCTCGTTCGTGAACAGCCTGACGTTCCAGTCGCGTTCCGCATCCAAGCAGATCGTGCGGGAAACGAAGCGCCTTGCTGACGGCATCACGGTAACCCTGGAGCGTGAACTGGAAGTTGGTGGCGGTCCTGCCGCTATCCGGCAGACGCTGGAGGAGCGCCTCGCGGCGGTCCGTGACTTCTCCCGTAACATCAAGACGCTGATGCAGCGTGGCCTGGATCCGTCGCTGGTTCAGGACTTCGTATCTGCTGGTGTGTCCGGCGCTGGTGAAGCCGCTGCTGCTCTCGCTGCTGGTTCACAAGAGGACATCACGGCGATCAACTCTGTCCAGACTCAGTTGCTGTCGGAGGCTGAGAACTTCGGGAAGTATGCCTCCGCCCAGTGGCACGATGCCGCTATCGCACAGCAGCAGGCCATCGTCACCCCGCTGGAGGTTGCGCGTGACGCCGCACAGAAGGCGCTAGATGACGCTAACGCTCTGCGGGATAAGGAACTAGCGGCTGCTCGCGCACAACTGGATAAGTTGCGTACTGAGCGGCAGGCTGCACTCACGCTAATTGACACGGAATACAACAAGAAGAAGTCTGAGTTGGAGACGAAGGCCGCTGACTTGCAGGCGCAGATGGATGCGGTGGCAGCACAGATTGAGGAGAAGATCCTCACGATGCTGAACACGACCGCCACGAGGAGCGCGGAAGCGGGAGTGAAGGCCGGAGAGAAACTGCTGGAAGGGTTCCAGAAGAAGTATCCTGCGGTGTACAAGAAACTAAACACCCTCATGGATCAGTTGGCTGCGTCACTTACACGCACCGCGACCGTAACGGTGCAGACGGTGTATCAGGCTGTGATGCCTGTGACTCCGCCTCCTGCGGCGAAGATCCCTAAGCGTGCTATGGGTGGACCCGTGGCTGCGCGTACCGCGTATCTCGTGGGTGAGCGTGGACCGGAACTGTTCGTGCCAGGGTTCAACGGCAATATCATCCCGAATAACCAGTTGGGTACCGTGCCTGCGATGGGTGCGCGTGGCGGTGGCGCGGCAGGGACAGTAATCAACGTGACCGTAAACGCTGGCATGGGCACGAACGGTGATGATGTTGGACGCCAGATCGTGGACTCCCTGCGCAGATACGAAAGGCGTAACGGTCCCATTCCGGTGAAGGTCACGGGATGAGAGCCGACACGAAAGTCTTCATTGCATTCGATCTATCCGTATCAGGGCAGGGAAACTTCTTCACTCTCAACGATGCCGTGAAAGGCGAGTTAGATAACACGACGTATGTTCTCGCTGGCGATGTTCTGACGGATGTTACTGAGGATGTTCGGTCTGTCCAGGTGCGGCGTGGTCGTTCATGGCAGTTGGATAAGTTTGAGACTGGAACGGCTAACGTGGTGCTGGCGAATAGGGAACGCCAGTACGATCCTAGTAACGCGATTGAGACTGCGACTCGCCTTAACTATGTACCTAATCCGTCGTTCGAAGTGGACACTACGGGCTGGTCTGCGTCGGCTACTGACTTCACTACGGCGGGTGCGTCGCTTGGAACTACTGCGGTGTCTGCGTTTGGGGCTGCTGCTGCGCTTGTGACGACGGGTGATACGTCTGCCAGTCAAGGTTTCCACACGATCCTGACCGGACTTCCGGCGAATACGACGCTTATCGTTAGTGGCTATGTGTATCCGGTGTCGGGTGCTGGCGTATTCCTGGCAACGAAAGACACGACTAATGGCGTGGCGGGTACTGTCGGTTTCAGTGCGTCGCCGTCCGGTCTTATCCCTCCCGCTCAGGCAACTATCGCGGATTGGGAACGCATCTCATCCGTCATCACTACGGGCGCGAGCGTCGCAGATATTGTTGTGGCGTTCGGCGCTGACGAGACTCCGCAACGGTTCACGTTGGATGATCCGGTGTTGGGGCAGTTGGGGAGCGCGTCGCTCGCAGGCGGCACGAGTTCTCAGTTCCGTGTGGACGCGGTGTTGTGCGAGACAGGTAGTACCGTGTTGCCGTACTTTGATGGTGGGGCTGCTGACGGCACGATCCTGTCAGCGTCTACGTCATGGAACGGCACCCCCAATAACAGTACGTCTAATCTTGTGTACGGGATTCCGGGGACGGGTTCCCCGTACTTCCCTAGCGTTAAGCCGCGCAAGGAGATGCAGATCACGCTTGACGGTGGCGCGGTGTTCACGGGGCTTGTGGAGGATTGGGATTACCAGTTCTCACTCAATAACGATTCGACGGCGACGGTTCGCGGGGCTGACGGTTTCACTCGCCTAGCCCAAACGCTCATTAACCCGGTGAGTGTGCCTGCCGAAACTAGCGGTGAGCGCGTAGAGCGGGTTCTGGACTTGACAGAAGTGGGGTGGCCTGCGGGTTCGCGTGCGATTGACACGGGCGCGGCGACGTTGGGGGCGCAGGACATTGGGGGAACTACTGATCCGCAGCCCGTGAACACGCTCCAATACTTGCAACAGGTGGAGTCTGCGGAGCCGGGCGCGTTGTTCATTGACGGGGCGGGGGTTCTGAGGTTCCGTTCACGCGCGACGGCGCAAACGCTGACGGGCGTGACGTTCTCTGATACGGGGGATATCCCGTTCGTGGATGTGTCCATTGACTACGGGGTGGATAACGTCAGGAATCAGGTGACGATTAACCGGGTGGGTGGGTCGCTTATCACGGTAACGAGTCAGGATAGCGTGGACGAGTACGGCGTTATCGCCTACCAGTTGCAGGACAGTCTGCTATCTAGCGACGAACAGGCAGAGACTCTGGCAACGTGGATCGTGCAGGAGTACGCGGAGCCTAAGATTCGCATTGACCGGATCACGGTAGACGTAGGCATGTTGACGATCAGCCAAAGGTCAGAGGTGTTCTCGCTGGACTTGGGTGACGTTGTGCGGGTGACGTTCACGCCACAAGGGGTGGGGCTACCTATCGACCGTTACCTGACGGTGGATGCGTTAGAGCACTCTATTACTCCAAGCGATCATCGGATGACGCTTGACCTGTCGGACGCCTCCCCAGGATTCGTTCTGGATAGTCCTGCGTTCGGTGTGCTGAACTCTAGTAAACTCGGATTCTGACGGAAGGAAAGTCCTCATGGCTCAGTTTGTTCCCGGTGAAGTTCTCACCGCCGCGAACCTCAATAACGCTATTAACGCGCCTACTGTGAACCAGCAGACTGCCTCCGCATACACGCTCGCGCTGACGGATGCGGGGAAGGTTGTGCTGCTGTCCGGTAGCGTCGCGCAGACGGTCACGATCCCGGCTGAGTCCTCCGCGTCGTTCGTTACCGGGACAACTATCGGCGTCCTCTCAGGAGGTAACGCCTCCGTCACGATCCAAGGCGCTTCACTGGTGACGCTGAACTCTACGGTGGGTTCGGGTAGCGCGGTTTCCCTGACTGGCGCGTATACGGCGGCGCAGTTGTTTAAGTCGGCGTCGAATACTTGGATCGCCATTGGGAGCATTGACTGAGTTATGTCTCTTCTGCGGATTCTAGGGGCGCTTGCGTCGCAGGGTGCTATCGCGCCTAGCGCGTTGTCGTTGCAATACCTTGTGGTTGCTGGCGGTGGCGGCGGTGGCTCTTTCGGTGGCGGCGGCGGCGCAGGCGGTTTGCTATCGGCTTCCGCTTTTAGCGCAGTAACCGCGAGTGCCTACACGGTGACTGTTGGTGGCGGTGGTTCTGCTGGCACCGGGGCAGCCGCAGGAGGACAAGGAAGCACGTCATCCTTTGGCTCTAGTGCGTCTGCGGTTGGCGGTGGCGGCGGTGGTCGCTTTGCTTTCGACGGCACCCCGACTGGCGGCAACGGTGGATCAGGCGGCGGCGGTGGCGGCAACGTAGGCGGGACTGGCGGTGCCGGGGGCACAGCCACGAGCGGTCAAGGCAACAACGGTGGGGTAGGTGGAACGACAGGTAACTACGGCGGCGGTGGCGGCGGTGGCGCTGGCGCGGTCGGAGTGGCTGGCTCTGGCTCTGGTAATGGGGGCAACGGCGCGGCAAGTAGCATCACCGGAACGTCAGTTACTTATGCGGGTGGTGGCGGCGGTGGTCGTCAGGGCGGCACGCCTTCGGTCGGTGGCTCTGGCGGCGGTGGCGATGGTCGAACATCTAACGCAACCCCTGGTGAGGCAGGCGATGCGAACACGGGCGGTGGCGGTGGTGGCGGCGGCTCTACGTCTGGTGTCGGCAACAGTAACGGCGGTCTTGGTGGTTCCGGTCTTGTCATCCTCCGTATCCCTAACACGTTCACGGCTGTATTCACTAGCGGCGTAACCTACACAGAGACAACTACTGGCACGGATAAGGTTTACACGGTTACTGCTGCTGGTGTGTCGGATACGGTTTCGTTCTTCGCTAACTCTGCGCTGGTGCTGGCGTCTTACCTGATCGTTGGCGGCGGCGGTGGAGGTGGCGCACGCTGGCACGCAGGCGGCGGCGGCGCAGGCGGCTATCGAACGAACGTTGTCGGCGCTACATCTGGACGGAATACCTCCGCTGAACCCGCGTTCTATCTGCGAACAGGGACCGCCTACAAAGTCACGGTGGGCGCTGGTGGCGCTGGTGGCGCTGCCGATAACGGCAATAACAGCGGTGTGAATGGTAGCGATTCCACTCTAGCCGGGTTCACTTCTATCGGCGGTGGGCGCGGTGCCGGATACAACCTGACTGGCGGCACGGGTGGTGCTGGAGGCGGTGGCGGTGCTGGTTCTAGCGGCGCAATCGGAGTAGGCACAACCGCACAAGGCTTTAACGGTGGTGACGGTTCTGGTACTGGTTCTGGTGCTGGCGGCGGCGGCGGTGGCGCTGGCGCAGTCGGCGCAGATTCACCCGGCATTAACACGGGTGGCGCTGGCGGTAACGGACTAGCATCTTCCATCACGGGATCGAGCGTTACTCGTGGCGGTGGCGGTGGCGGTGGCGCTGGCGATAATGGCGCGAATCCGGGTGCTGGTGGCACGGGTGGAGGCGGTTCCTCCGCTGCCCCTGGTACGGCTGGCACGGCGAATACTGGTGGCGGTGGCGGCGCTGGTAATGCCTCGTCTGGTTCTGGTCAGGCTGGCGGTACTGGTGGTTCTGGTGTTGTCATCATCCGTATCCCTAACACTCACACGGCTCTGTTCACGGATGGTGTGACTTCATCGTCTGCGACTACGGGGTCTGATCGTGTTTACACGGTGACGGCTGCTGGTGCGAATGACCGCATGTATGTGTTCGCTGACGCTGATCTGTTTACTGCTGAGTATCTTGTCGTCGCGGGTGGCGGCGGTGGCGGCGCTCATAACGCTGGCGGCGGCGGCGGCGGTGGAGTTCTTTCCGGCAGCGTGCAAAGTTTCCCGTCTTTTCCCTACGCGATCACTGTCGGCGCTGGTGGAGCGGGAGCCACATCAGACGATCAAGGGAGCAACGGATCTACTAGTAAGTTTAGGACGTTTATCCCTGTCGGCGGTGGCGGTGGTGGAGGCGGTTCGACTGGTGCCAGCACGGACGGTAACTCTGGCGGCTCTGGCGGTGGCGCTGGCTCTAATCAAAACATCGGCACAAACCTTGGTGGTGCGGGAACAAGCGGTCAAGGGAACAAGGGCGGCGACGAGACTAACGCTAACTTTACGAACTCTGGTGCTGGCGGTGGCGGCGCTGGTGCCGCTGGCGCTAATGCCACAGATGGCAACGGCAGCGCAGGTGGTGCGGGTATTGAGAACTCTATTCGCGGCACCTCGCTCTATTGGGCTGGTGGTGGCGGCGGTTCCGCATACAACAATGGTAGTAATGGTGGTGCTGGCGGTATCGGCGGTGGCGGCGGTGGCGGTAAGTCAACGCAAGGCGGCTCAGGATCGGGCGGCGCTGGCGGTGCCTCTGCGCTTAATAACGGAGTATCAGGTTCTACAAACTCAGATGGAACGGGTGGCGCGGGAGGCACGAATACGGGCGGTGGTGGTGGAGGCACTAACCGTGTCGCTGTTGCCCCTGCTGGTGGTTCCGGCATCGTCGTTATTAAGATTCCAAGCACCCGCACGGCGACGTTCTCTGGCGGCGTAACATCATCTTCCGCAACATCAGGTGGCTTTAACATCTACACGGTTACCGCTGCTGGCGTGTCCGATACGGTAACGTTCTCTTAGGAGGGAACACAGATCATGGCTCACTACGCATACCTAGACGATGACAACATCGTGACGGACGTTATCGTCGGCAAGGATGAGGACGAGGCACCCGGCAACTGGGAAACCTATTACGGCGCGAAGCGCACGTCCTACAACACTCGCGGCGGCGTTCACTACGATCCCGCTACGGGTGAGCCGTCAGAGGATCAGTCGCACTCGTTCCGCAAGAACTACGCTGGTATCGGCTACTCGTTCCGTGATGATCTGAACGTGCCGGATGGGGCGTTCGTTCCTCCGCAGCCGTACCCGTCGTGGATTCTGGACGAGGAGACTTGTCTGTGGGAAGCCCCGGTTCCTTACCCGACTGACGGTGGCACATACACATGGGATGAGGCTACGGAGTCGTGGGTTCTCGTGGACGGTGGAGAGTAACTACTGGTGCGTATCGCGCTGGTTACTTCCCTGTTTGGGGATTACGATCCGCTAGGTTCACCGCCTGCGGGGTTCGATGACGCCGTGTGCGTGACTGATTCGCCGGATGGTGCCCCTGACGGGTGGCGCGTCATCACGCAAGAGGGCACAGATGATCCACGCCTAGACAGTAAGACGGCGAAGATGCAGCCCTGGCGCTACACGGACTGCGACGCCGCAATCTACCTTGACGCCTCCATCGAAGTAACGTCCCCCGATCTCCGCGCGTGGGTAGAGCCACAACTAGCCGCTAACGATCTTATGGTCTGGTCGCACCCGGAAGGCAGAACGTGTTACCGGGATGAGGCTGCGATCTGTTGGGACTGGCCTAAGTACGCACGGTATGACTTGCGCGGTCAGGTCGCAGCATATGAAGCCGATGGGATGCCTGCGGGGTGGGGGTTGTTCGCGTGCGGGATGATTGGCTGGCGGTTCACGGATGGGGCGCGTGCGTTCGGGGATGCGTGGCTAAGCGAGCAGTATGCGTGGGGCTGCCAAGATCAAGTCTCGTTGCCGTATTTGTTGTGGCGTGAGGGTAAGGCGTTCGGTATCTGGCCTGCTAACCAGTACCAAAACCAGCACATCAGGATCAGGTGGGATCGTCGCCCGATAGGTAATGGACCTTCAGCCCCACAGTAAATGATCGGGGTGCTTATGCCCCCAATGATGCGCGCAAATAGAGTCGGGGTGCGGTTCGCCCCACGGCGTATCCGTCCACGGATTACAGAACCGGGCAGGCAGCACAGGCGTATCCGGGTACTGCTGTTCCTTAATCCGCGTCAGCAACTTTGGCCCGGTCTGCCAGTCAATCGAACGTGTCTCCGTCGCGATGTTGCCGGGGATCGCGTCAATCACCGCACGAATAAGCGGGTGCTGTGGGGCACTCATCATCCACGCGTTAGAGATCAGCCAATCGTCAATCTCATTCGCAAGCAGAACATCCATCTGCGTGAACTCGTCAGGGATCGGGCGCAACGGTTCCATATCGGTATTCACATACAAACCGCCGTAACGATACAGCAGTTCGTAACCCAACAAGTCTGCTTGCGCCACTTGGGTGATGCTGGTTGTCTTAGCGGCACCCGCGATGGGAGTCCATTCCGTTCCGCAGTTAAGAAATAATGACTCGTTGATAAGCGGAGGACGATTGCTGTAATCCCACTCAATGACCTTCCAGCCCGGATTCAAGTCGCGCCAGGCATTACCGTATTCGCGGTATGCCTGAGGCATTTCGCGAGGACCAAACCATATTCGATGGATCAGTTGGGGCGTCGCCACACCACGCCCTCGTTCTCGCGGTACCAATCAACTGTCCGAGTGATGCCTTCGGAGAGCGGTACGAAATCCGTGTGATTCATGCCGATAGCGTGCAGGGTTGTAACATCAGCGGATACGACGGTACCCAACTGGCGAACCGTTCGGCGCACATCGACAGGTCGCAAACCAGGATTAGCGATCATTACCGCGTCAATAATCTTGCGCAGGTCGTACTCCGTTGCGATGGGACCACCGTGCGGCTCGCCTTTACGCATAGGCACCGCTTCAATCACTGCACCGTAAACATTACGCTGCACTTCTTCAGCAACCCGGATAACGGTAGTTGGCTCAGCATTACCGACATCGACGGGATGGTTGGGAACGATTCCCTCGTTAGCCTTCTCTAGTGCCTGCACGAACACCTTGGCAACGTCAGCAACAAATACGCTATCGCTGATCTGTGTCCCGCCACCATAGAGGCGCATGGGGTCACCAGCAAGCGCAGAGCATACGAACGAGGGCACAATCTTGCGGACCTTGCTGCTTCCGTATGGGGCTGGCGTTGACTGGCGAGGGCCATAAGCATTCATAGGGCGCACACTGGTCACTCTGAGGCCACGGTCCTCGCGGTACATATTCACGAATGCCTCTGCCGCCGACTTCGTAATGCAATAGGTTCCGCGAGCGATGTTCGCGTTACCGACCGCAGCAAATACAACAGGCAGGTCATAACGCGCGGCAGACTCGAATACGTTAAGCGTTCCGATGATGTTCGTTTCTGCTGCGGGAAGCGGATTGTCGATTGTTTCTACGGTGCCGAGGACGGCAGCCATGTGAATGATTCCATCAACGTGTGCCGCGAGTTCCTGCACGATGGTCGCATCACGCACATCACCGAGCATAGAGTTATCGCCGCGCCCCTTGTGGTCAAGCACAAGCGCGTCGTGACCGCGTGCCTGGATCTCTTCGACAATGTATCCGCCGATAAATCCACCGCCGCCTGTGACTCCGATCTTCACTTCATTCCCCTAACGTTGTTCTCGGCAACTTCCATATCCGTGTGTAGCGTGATGTTATCCCCATGAATAACGTATTCGTAGTCGATGTTTGGTGAAGCGATAAATCGGGCACCGTTCTTGGCTGCATCAACCCAGAACGCCCAGTCCTCGCAGATCATATCTCGGTACGGTGACGCTTCCCATACCCATCGCCGGAACGGTGACCCTGAGAATACAAGATTGTGTTCTGATTTAAGTATGTCGGCTCGGGTAACGTGATGGGCTGGCATCTTACGTTCATGCAGTTGCAGCCCGAACATGAATACGTCAGCATCAACATACTTCAGTCCGTTAAGCGCATGAGGAAAGATTAGGTCGTCGATATCCATCTTGCACACCCATTCGCTATCCGTTACCGCTATTGCCTCGTTGATGAGGTACTGAGGGTGGCGGCTGAATGTGCCCTGTGCTGGAACGAATGTGATGGGGCGTAATGCCGCAGCGCCTAGGCGCTTCACGCAATCCGGTATGTCGTCGGTAACGACAACGATCTTCGCTGGCGTTTCCTCTAGTGCGCTAACGGCTCTTGCCCATCTTGGCAGGAAGGCGCGGTATGTCTTACCATAGGCTACTGCGACGATGCTCACGCTCACAGCGCGTTCCAAGTCTTGCGGTCAATAACACCAGTCACGTTAAGCCCCTCGTTCGCTTGGAATCCTCTTACCGCTTTGGAAACTTCTAGGTCGTAGCGACCATCAAGCGGTCCCGTGTAATACCCACGTTCGGCAAGTTTGCTTTGCGCCCACAGAACAAGTGCGCCGCGATCACCTGTATCCAATGAGTGTCGGAATGGAAAGCGATCAGCGATATCGCTTGTCCCCTCTTCGATTCGCTCCATCTTCTTACGTTTCGCTCCTTCCATATCCGGTATCCTAGAGGACTAAAGACTTGTTCCGTGGTGCGACATTCAGGAGTTTCATTGGCTAACGCGAAACCCTCTTGGAAGTTGCGTCGCCGCGCTGTATTTGGGTCCATGCTCTTCGGAGCCGCAATCGTTATCTATGTTGCGGTCCGTTGGGATGATACGAGTCTTGCGCAAACACTCGCGTTAAGCGGCTTTGGTTTGATTGGTGCCGTTGTTGCGGCATACATAGGTGGGGCTGCCTATGAAGATGTTCGCCTGCGCTCAGACCAGCAACTCTTCTACAATACGACTAACACCAGCGAGGATTATTCACTGGAACCAAACGGATACCAGGAGGGGTCATGATCTGGACGAAAGAGTTCTGGATGGATGCAACCGAGCGAGCCATCAAGACATTCGCGCAGGTAATCCTCGCGCTCGGTGTCGCTGGGGCGCTTAACGCTTTCGCCGTTGACTGGATAACCGTCCTCGGTATTGGCCTCGGCGCGGTGCTGCTGTCGTACGCGTCGTCTATCGCTACGGCAGAGATCCGCAAGTCATCAACCGCCAGCCTTGTCAAGCCCGAGTAACACTTACCAATAACTGAATACCGTTAGGGGCGCGCGTGAACTTGCAGGAGCAGGCAGTAAGCATCGCAGCGTTGGTCGCTGCCGTTACCGCTATCGCTATCTTCACGTACCGCGTGTACAAGATCGCGCGACGCATCGACGACACACTCGGCGTTGACAAAGAGGGACGAACCATTAGTGACCGCTTGCAGCGTGTCGAACACCAGTTGTTCCCGAACGGCGGGGCTAGCCTGAGCGACAAGATCACTCGTGTCGAAAGTGAGCAGAGACTCATGAAGGGGAAACTGGACACGGTTGAGACGATTGTGAACAGCCTACTGAGGGAGAACAAGTGAGTGTTTGGCTGAAAGATCTGGACAAGGTTCTGCGTAAAGCAGGCGTCCCTGTTATCCAAGAGAAATACACGCGCGGCCCATACAACGGCAAGACTTGGAAGACTGTGGGCTTCAATGGGCAGGGATACCGTGCCTTTGATTTCATCCTCTGGCATCACGACGCCTCCCCAAGCGGCGACTCGCCGGGAGCGTTAGAGTGGATGAAATACATGGAGATCGCCCCGGCTGGCGCTATCTGGGTCTGCTCAGGCTGCAACGGCAAGCACGCATCCGGCACCTGGCATCTGATCGCGGCTGGCTTGTCGAACCATGCAGGCACCGGAGGCAACGACCCGAAGCGGCGCGGTAACACTTGGGGTGTTCCTGTCGATGGCATGAACGCGGTCGCACTCGGTATCGAAACTGATCATACGTACGGCGAGCGTTGGACTGGCGCAAAGAAGCAGGCGCAGTTGAACAGTCTGCGCAGGGGAACCGCAGCGATCATGCTGAAGTATGGGATTAACCCGAAGCCTGGACTCCTTCGGCACCTCGATTGGACCAATGGACTGATCGACGGTAACGGCAAGTTCGTAACATATGGTCGCAAGAATGATATCGACGGACTGGATCTCGCGGACGAGCGCCAGCGTGTGAAGCGCATCATGGCGGCTCTCGCGGCATCTGAGGACCCTAAGACCGTGGATACCGAGGCAGCCATGGGTAAGCGTCCCGGAGCCGGGAGAATCCTTCGTAGGCTGTTCGGTCGCGCCAATGCCGAAGCCTAGTCTCGCCGAAGCGTTAGCGAATCAGCAGCCGCGTTACGGGGGACCATCCTGCGGGATCTGCGATCTCATGGCAGAACTGGACGCAGAGGACGCCAAGGCACTCACCGCGGCCTTCGCTAACCCGCGCGTCACAGGAACCATGATCGTCAAAGCGTTACAAGAGTTTGGCAAGGACGCATCCATCAGCACCGTGCGCAGGCATCGTCGCGGTGAATGTTCCCGCCAGCGAAATGTAGGTTGAGCGCTCCCTACACGGTGGGGAGGGGCAGCGATCCCCCTCTCGTTACCCCTCCCTACCACCGTAACGCTAAGTCAACAAGTTAGACACTAATAAAGGAACGTTACTGTGGGAATCGAGTGCGGTTCATGCGGTCACAGATTCGATCCTGTCCGTACACGCTGGCGTTGCGTTAACTGTGGTCATAAGGAGTCGTGCTGCGAAGGCGAACCCCAGTAACGGATATCCTTGGTGTTGCGGGAAGGGCGGTGTGGAATGGCTGACGAGGTTTCTCCTGAGGATGCGGTGAACGCTGCGATCACTCAGTATTTGCACGCTGATTACGAGAATGCCGCGTTGGTTACGGGGTGGATTGTTGTCGCGGAGTTCATGACGACTGAGGGCACACCGGATATCACCGCGTTCGCTGCGGCGGGTATGCCGTACTGGAAGATTAACGGCATGTTGGATGCGGCACCGAACGAGATGGAGTACGCGTACGAGGATGAGGATGAGGATCTGTGAAGGATCTCTCCAAATTCCTTGATAAGCAGATCAACCGTGTCGGTGAAATGACCGATGAAGAGTTAATGGATGTTTCGCTGGTGATCGAACGCGCACTTATTCATATGCTTGTTGAGCAGCAGTTGCGTGTCAATGCCAGCGTGTCGCACCTGAAGGCTGTGTAGCCCGTGACAGTATGCGGTCATGGCGTATCTCACGCAGAACCGCGAGATGAAAGCGGACGGGGTTTGGAATTTCACGCTTCCCGCGTGGGTTGTTGAGTTACCGGACGGTAGTCATTTCAATGTTTGCCCGAACGCTGGGGCGTGCGCGAAGTTCTGTTACGCAAGGAATGGGACCTACTTGTTCCCGAAGGTTCGCGGTAAGCACCTATCGAACCTAGAGTTGGTGCGTGATGACCCGTTGTGGACCGCAGCAATCGCGGAAGAGTTAACGTCACGCAAGTTTCTGCCCACCGGGATACCAAGAGTGATACCGGGCCTTGATGACGTAACGCATTTGTCGCCGCGTGTGCAAACATGGATCCGTGAGGGCGGTCAAGCGGTACGCATCCACGATTCCGGTGATTTCTTCTCACGCGACTACATGTTGGGCTGGGTGGGGATCGCGAACCTGCACCCGCACATCTTGTTCTACGCATATACCAAAGAAGTAACGCTACTTAAGTCGGTTGATTTACCGGATAACTTCCTTGTGATCTTCAGTATGGGCGGCAAGCAAGATCACTTGATCGACCCAGACGTAGACCGCCACGCTGACGTATTCCCAGACGAGGAGGCGATTAACGCCGCTGGGTATATGTCGCAACACAGGTCCGACCTACTGGCCGTTCTTCTTCCCACCACACGGGTCGGAATCCCACAGAACAACATCAAGCACTTCAAGAAGCGTCTCGGTGGAAGAACATTCGCGCAGGCTCAGGCTGAAAGGGTGCGGCACCGATGAAAGCCTGGATTGGCTTGCTCGCAGAGAACGCCGCGTGCCGTAACGCTGACCCGGGGTTGTTCGATGTTGTCGATGGGCCACTTGTCCACTACGCGCTGGACTATTGCCGCAGATGCACAGTCGTCACCGAATGTGACACGTTCGTTAAGCCGCGCCGATCCTTGTATGACGGCGTTGTCGCGGGGCGCTTGTGGCGTAACGGCAGGGTTGTGGATGCTGCACAAGATACCCTTTGGGACGCGGTAAACTAACGTGATGAAGCAGCAGCACGCGTTGACGCCCCTGGGAACATTTGCCGTGTCTCTGCACGAGTTATTCTTGGCGTTTCGTGAGGCGGGTTTCACGGAGGCGCAGGCGATCTTTCTTACGGCGCAGAGGATGAACGTAGATGCCAAACGATGAGTCAGGTTCGGGTCGGGACGAGTTCATTGAACTAGGGTCCTCAGGACTTCGCCGCTCCGGTGGCATTATTAACGAAGAGTTTCTGCCGAACCTTCAGGGCGTTAAGGGATTCAAGGTTTACCGCGAGATGCGGGACAACGATCCCGTTATCGGCGCGATGCTGTACGCGATCGACAAGGTTATTACCCGCCTTGAATGGAAGGTGGAGGGCGACGACGAGCGCACCGCGACATTCGTGCAGGAATGCCTGGATGATATGTCCGATTCGTGGGATGCCACGTTGCAGAACATTCTGTCAATGCTCGTTTACGGTTGGTCGTTTCACGAGATCGTGTACAAGATCCGTGGTGGCATGACGAATGATGCTAAGACTAACTCGCGTTTCAAGGATCACCGTATTGGTTGGCGTAAGTGGCCCGTGCGCGCACAAGAGACTCTTCAGGAGTGGATGCTTGATGAGCGCGGCGGCATCCAGGGCATGATCCAGATGGATCCCAGCGGTGGCGGTCTGCACAGGATCCCGATTGAGAAGGCTCTGCTGTTCCGCACCACAACGAACCGCAACAACCCTGAGGGCTACTCACTCCTGCGTAACGCATACCGTCCTTGGTTCTACAAGCGCCGCATCGAAGAGATCGAAGCCGTAGGTATCGAACGTGACCTCGCTGGCTTGCCGATGGCGTACGTGCCGCCTGAGTACCTGATGAACACCGCTAACCCTGCACAGAAAGCCGTACTGCAAACCGTTACCGAGATTGTGCAGAACGTTAAGCGGAACGAGCAGGAAGGCATCGTGTTCCCTGCCGCATACGACGACCAGGGCAATCGAGTGTTTGATTTGACGTTGCTGTCGGCTAGTGGTGCGCGCCAGTTCGATACGGGTGCAGTGATCCAACGTTACGACCAGCGGATCGCTATGTCCCTGCTCTCAGACTTCCTACTGCTCGGCTCGGATCGTGTTGGTTCGTTTGCGCTGGGTACCGCTAAGGTGGATTTGTGGACGCTGGCGGTTGATTCGATCGCAAAGACAATCGCGGAGGTTGTTAACCAGTACGCGATCCCGCGCCTGCTGAAACTAAACGCGATGCGGACCGACAAGATGCCGGAACTCACCTACGGTCAGGTGTCCAGCGTGGAACTTGGGCAGGTCGCGGATTATGTTTCCAAGTTGGTTGGCGTTGGCGCGATCATGCCTGACCCGGCGTTGGAGGATCATCTGCGTTCGCTGGGTGACCTGCCGGATAGTGAACCGCTGGTCTGATGCTGCGGTTTAAGGCGGCGCGTAGACAATCGCCTGCGTTGAAGCCACAAGGTGAGTTGACCGCAAGCGAGCGTCGCGTTATCCGTTTAATGGATGCGGCGATGCAGCAGTTGCGTAATGACGTTGACCGCACGATGATGCGGCTTGCTGACGCGGTGGCGCACCGCAGCGTGAATCACGTTATTAACATGATCCCGGTTGATCCTTGGTTGGATGCGCAGGTCGGGTTGCAGCAGGAGTTGTACGGTGAACTGCTTGATGCCGGGTCGCGGGTTAAGTTGCCTGCGATTCAGAAGGCTACGTTAGCGTTCTCGTTCGACCGCTCGCGCCCGGAGTCTGCTGCATGGGCGCAGAGTCAGGCTGGGTCGCTGATCGTTGAGGTTATGGATGGGCAGCGGACGATGGTGCGGGATATCGTTTCGCAAGCGCAAGCGTCTGGTTTGTCACCGACCGAGGTTGCACGACAGATCCGTAACGGTATCGGGTTGACGACCACGCAGGCTGGGTGGGTGGATAACTTCTACAACCGCACGCTAGCAGCGAACATTAGCGGCGGTATGTCGATGACCGACGCTACCCGTAGGGCGCAATCCGCAACAGACAGGTATCAGAAGCAGATTCACCGTTACCGCGCGACGACGATTGCACGTACAGAGATCATGCGCGCCAATAGCGAGGGCAGGCAGCAAGCATGGAATCAAGGGCTCGCAGGGGGATGGATCAGCCCTACCGCGAAGAAGGAATGGATCGCTGAGGCTGACGCCTGCGAAATTTGTGCACCGTTTAACGGCACACGCATTGGAATCAAGGAGCAGTTCGCTATCGGTGAGCCGCCAGCGCACCCGAACTGTCGTTGCGATGTTCTGCTTGTGGATGAGATTCCAAAGGATATCCAGCAGATGACTGACGCTGAGTTGGACGCAGAGTTGGAGCGGCTGCTGTCACCGCAACCAGCACCCGTTACGCAGGATCCGTTCCCGCAATCGCTACGAGATTCGCTAGGCACTCGTAACTTCACGCCGGAAGATGTGCAGACTCGCTTCGCTCAGGCAAAGACCGGCAAGCAGGCGTACATCGACGATTACCAAGCACAGGTGCGTGATTGGGAAGACCTCGTAGATCAAGATATGCGCGACCCGCTTGACGCTGCCATGGCGTGGGGCTCAGATGACTACCGAACCATTAACCGTGCTTTGTCGGGTGACGGCAGTATGTCCGACGAACTGCGGCAGTCACGCATGACCGTTTCAGAGTTTGTGGACAAGATGGATGAAGCGTTCAATATGTCACCGAACCGTTACGATGACATTGTTGTGCAGCGCACCACGAGCAGCCAATACCAGTCCATTCGTGAACTCATCGAGGCTGAGCCGGGAGCGGTATTCCAGTCAGACGGCTACATGGCGACAACGATGCAGTCGCTTGACCAGATCAGGCTCGGCGGCATTAGTGGCGATGTTGACTTTGAGATTCTGGTGCCCAAATACAGCAGGGCACTAAACGTTGACGCGGTAACATATTCGGGAACACGCGAGTACGAGATACTTCTGGATAAGGGCGCGTCCTTTATCGTTCTTGATAAGCCAACACGGACGGAGGCGGGTCGGTGGCTAGTGCGTCTCTTGCTGATCGGATGAAGGACGAACTAAAGGGGAAGGTTATCCCACCGGAGGAGGCTCTTGAACTTCTCCGCAGTATGACTTAACAACTAGAATGGTGTGTTATGGATCTCCTTGACCGCATTAACGCGTTGACCGATGACCAACTACGCATGGTCGCGGAACGCGACGACGCCTCAGGTGTCCTAGCCGCATACCGCCTCGCAGAGTTGCGCGGACTCCCATACCCCGACCGTGAGGCTGCAATCCTCGGAGATGGTTACGTTATTGTCGCGCAGGCTGGACAGATCCACAAGTTGCCTATCGAAGCGGTCAGCAAGGTAATCCGTGAAGAGTCCGGTGAATACTGCGTGTATTCCGAGGACGGGTCGCGTTCGTTTGGTTGTTACCCGTCGGTGGAGCAGGCTGAGGAACGGCTGCGCCAAATCCACATCTTCCGTGCAGCGTTGCGCGAAGGCTCGTTCGTTTCGTGGAACTCGTCAGGTGGTCGCGCGCGAGGTCAGATCGAACACATCATGCGTGAGGGTGTGCTGGGTATCCCTGGCAGCAGTTTCGAGATTAACGCTGAGCCGGATGATCCAGCGGTGCTTATTCGTATTTGGCGTGAATTCGCTGATGGGTGGAAAGGAACGGAAACTCTTGTCGGTCACAAGATGTCTACGCTCACTTCGATCGAGCCTCTTTCGAAGCAGGCGACGAAGCGTGAGGATGACGAGGACTTTCCTGCCGAAGCCTTTGCCTATGTTCCAGACCCTGAGCGCCCGTCTACTTGGAAGTTGAGACTATGGGACTCGCTGGAAGAGAAGGTAACCGCTGCTCAGGTGGGTCGTGCGCTTGCTGCGCTGGGACCGGGTGGGTTCCGGGGGAATCGTGTGGAGATTCCGGCTGCGGACCTTCCTGCGGTGCGCCGCAAGATCCTTGCTGCATGGCGGACCGTCCATGAGGCTGACGCCGAGATCCCTGAGGTACTGAAGGAAGAGACCTTTGTGCCGCCGAAGGGTGTGCAGGAGGCGGCGCAGCGTGCCCTTGACTGGATCGCTGAAGGTCATGCTGGGTCTGGTTTCACAGATGTTGGGCGTGCGCGTGCCGCACAGTTGGCGCGTGGCGATGCCGTTAGCGAAACCACGATCCGTCGCATAAACTCGTATCTTGCTCGGCACCGTAACGATTCGCAGGCTGAGGGCTTTAACGCTGGCGAGGATGGGTTTCCGTCACCGGGGCGTGTGGCTTGGGATGCATGGGGTGGCGACCCTGCCGTGTCCTGGGTCGAAGGCATCATGGGTCGTATCACGGACGAGAAGCAGTATGACCCTGACGTTGTGTTGACGCCGCGCCAAAAGATGATGTACGAGAAGTACGAGTGGATCGCTGAAATGTTTGGGCCGTGGGATGGCGGCATCAGCGGGTCCGGCGCGCACTACATTCCCGCAGCAGATAACCTGTTCGCTGAGTCTGGTATCAAGTGCGCTAACTGTGTGTTCTTTGAGGGCGGTGGCGGTTGCGAGATCCTGACGCAAGCCGTTGAGCCTGAGGGCGCGTGCAAACTCTGGATCATTCCCGAGGAGCAGGTTAAGGAAACGACGAAGGCGCTCTCGCGTGACGACCGTTTCCTTCGTAAGCAGGCTGCGAGCCGTTTCACACTCGGACCCCTGTACGTGCCTGATTTTATGGACGCGCATGGCGAATGGACTGATAGCGAAGAGTTGCAGCAGGCGGTGTGGAAGTGGGTGCAGTCTGGCGACCGCACTATCTACTTGCAGCACGATCGCACGGTTCGTGCAGGCGAGTGGGTCGAGGTTATGACGATGCCGCAGCCGTGGACCGTGGATATGCTTAACGGCAAGGGGGAGTCGATTGGAAAGATCACTTACCCGAAGGGCACCGTATTCCTTGGCGTTATTTGGGATGAGGGTCCGTGGCGGCAAATCCTTAACGGTGAACTGCGCGGTTACAGCATCGGCGGTTTCTCTGACCGAGTGCTTGCCGATCTGCCTGAGGAGGCTGCACGCGACGGTATCGAACTTTCGCAGGAGCCCTCTCTAGCGAAGTCGATTGCTGATGCGGTTGCGGAGGCGATGAGACAATCTCAGCCTGTCGTTAACGTTGTCATGCCTGAGCCGGGTAAGGCTAAGGTTCGTAGAATCGAACGGGACGAGCATGGCAACATCGCTCGCATTATCGAAGAGGATGAGTAATGGCTGGTCTTGTTGATGCGGGCAAGAACCTAATGCTTAATGGGTTCGCAGGCTCGGTAGCGTTCGTGTCTCTGCATACTGCTGACCCTTCGACGAATGGCGCGAGTGAGGTGTCGGCGTCGCCGTACACTCGTGAGGCCGTGTCGTGGGCTACTGCCGCTAGTGGATCGCTACAGAATAATGCGCAGGTTGTGTTTGATGTTCCGGGTTCCACGACGATTACCCATCTGGGCTACTGGTCGGCGTCCACTTCCGGCACGTTCTATGGGTCGCGCCAGTTGGATACGTCGCAAACGTTCGCCACGCCAGGTACTTACACGATCGGTGCTAACCTGATCACCGAATCCATCACCTGACGCTAGGCGCGGGTGATGCCTGCACGGTTCACGCTAGACAGCGATTATCGCGGTCTGCTTAACGTTCACGAACTTGGTTTCGTTTCTCCGTACTTCACGTTGGGTGATTCTCTGCGTGGAGAGTTGGACGATGATCAACTGGCGGGTTTCGGTCACGGGTTCGTTATCGGTGAAAGCAGTTGGGGCAGCAGTCGTGTCGTTGCCGTTAAGGGACCGGATGTTGGGCCGACTGGTGTAGGCACGCAGATTAACAGCGATCCGATCACGGGTGAAGTCGGTTACGCGGGTTCGGTATCGGGGTCTGTCTCTACTGCTGGTTCGTTGTCGGCGGTTGCCGGGTTCGCGGGGGTTGTGTCGGCGGTCGCGGTCAGCGACGGAAGTGTCGGCGGTTTGCCTGCGCTAAATGGCACAATCACCGGCACGGTTGCTGCACAGGGCGCGGCTGGCGGGTCTGCGGGACTCGCAGGGGCGGTAACGGGTGCGGCTCAGGGTATTGGGGTAGTCGCTGGTTCCGTGGGCTTCACGGGGCTTACAGGCGGTTCATCGTCGGCGGCAGGCACGGCAACAGGATCACCCGCGCTCACAGGATCGGTTACAGGCGCGGGCGCAGGCAGCGGGACGGTTGCGGGGTCTGAGGGAAGCGCCGGGATTATTCAGGCAACAACACAGGTCATCGGAACGGTCACAGGTAGCCCTTCCCTCACGGGTGTTATCGGAAACGCTAACACGGCGGCAGCATCAGTCACCGGATCAGCAGGCTACAAAGGCAGCGTTACAGGTAACACGGCTACACAGAGCGCAGCGGTAGGCACACCGGGCGTCAGCGGCACGATCACAGGCGTTAACGGCAGCGCAGGTGTAGTTACGGGCACCGCATCTACCGATAACTTCATCGGGTTCGTTGTGGGAACGTCGCTATCTAGTGGGAATATCACCGGATCGCCCTCGTTTACAGGCGCGAGTGGTGGCACAAGCGGTAGCACGGGCGGTATCACTCCGGTATCGCCACCAGCGCCATCGGATTTGCCTGCAAGTGGCGGCTACGCGTGGTCTTTCTCAGGCGACACAACCGCAATCATTGACGTTAACGGATTCATTGACGGCCTTACACGATCAGTTGCACAAGCCGCTGGCACAGTCGGATATCGCGGCGATGTAACTGACCAGATCCGATCGCTTGGATCATGTAATGGTCTTGCCCGTATCCGTGAAGATGATGATATGGAAGTTCTGCAACTTCTCGGCATCCTCTAACATAGACGCATGGCGAAGATCATCAGACCGGGCACCTACGTTCCTGTCGAAACGGACGCAGGCCGTATTCGCCACGCCCGAGTAACCGCAGTAACAGATCAGGACAACATCACGGTCCGACTCGGCACACCCAAGACCAGCGCATCAGTCGCGTTCGATGCTGACCGCGTAGCATCAACGATTACGCGCGGAACAATCTTCGAAGAGGATTAATGTCCCGGTGGCTTGTTACTGGCGGTGCGGGATACATAGGTTCACACGTTATCCGCGCTCTGCTCGCTGCCGGAGAAACACCAGTCGTCATTGACGACCTATCGACAGGCGTTCGATCACGAATCCCAGCCGGGGTCGCATTTGTGCACGGCGACATACTTGATGGTGACGCGATCCTTGACGCGATGACCGACATTGATGGCGTAATCCACCTGGCGGGAAGAAAGAGTGTCGCGGAATCGGTCGATAACCCGCTGGCGTATTACGACACAAACGTTTCCGGCACCCTCAGTATCCTACGCGCGATGCGTTACAGAAATGTGCGACGCATTATCCTCTCTAGCACCGCATCCCTATACGCGGAGCGGCTTAGCCCCATCGACGAGGAATCAACAACGTTGCCGCTATCACCGTATGCGGCAAGCAAACTCATGGCGGAACGCTGCATCCTTGACTTCGCCAAGGTTTACGACTGCAAAGCAGCGGTACTGCGTTACTTTAATGTTGCGGGAGCCGCTGAACCGCAACTGCGTGACGATTCACGTGACAACCTGTTCCCTCGATTGACGCGAGCCCTACGCGATGGCGTAACACCAGAGATATTTGGCGATGATTACCCGACACCTGACGGCACACCTGTACGGGATTATGTACATGTTTCGGATATCGCTGACGCTCACGCGTTAGTCGCGGTGAACATAGAGCAACTACGCCATAACGTTTACAACATTGGGACCGGGCATGGGACAAGCGTGCGCGAGATCATTAACGCGTGCGGTTCCGCCATCGGCCAACCGATTACACCAATTCTGCGACCGAGGCGACCAGGCGACGCCGCATCAACAGTCGCTAACGTCAGCCGCATTCGTAATGAACTCGGTTGGCGTTCACGTTTTGGCCTCATGGACATTGTTGACTGCATGAAGGAATGACGCTCTCACGGGTCTAACATTCTGCTGTATCATAAACGTTGATGTAGGAGGTGCGGTTTGGCGCGCAAAGCCCCCAAGATGACCGAACTGGTCATTGAGGAAACGTCTGGTGTTGACCATCCGGCGCACTTGCATGAGGGCTGGCTCGTCATCAAGGCGTCAAATACTGAATCTGTGGCAGATGTGCTCGCCGCTCTGCCCGAACCGTTAGGAGAGAGCATGTCGGATGAGGCCACAGAGGTCACGGCTGCTGACGATGACGTAACTCTTGCCGTCGATGAGGAGAAGATGGACGGCATGGACTACGAGTCGAAGCAGATGGAAGAGGAACTGGCGATGGCGCAGGCGCGTATCGCTGAGTTGGAGGCTCGCATCTCGGAACTTGAGGGTTCTGAGGATGAGATGCCGATGGAGGAGGCAGCCGACGATGTCGTTGCTCTCGCGAAGTCCGCACCTGAGCCGATCCGCAAGGCTATGGAGCAGTTGGCTAAGGCGAAGGCCGAGGCTGAGAATGCTCTCGCGAAGGAGCGGGAGGATCGCGCTGACGCCGACGCCATCGTCAAGGCACGCGACACCTTCAAGCACCTCACGCTCGACCCGGAGAAGGTTGGGCCTGCGCTCCGCCGTCTCGCGGCTATCGACGCCGATCTTGCGAAGAGCGTTGAGGATGCTCTCGCCTCGGCGGACGCGCAGAACGAGTCGGCTGACATCTTCACGGAGGTCGGCAAGGGCTTTGTTCCTGCGGGTGACGCGATCAACAAGATGACTTCCTTGGCTAAGGCAGCGGTAGCCGAGGGTAAGGCCGCGACCGTGGAGCAGGCAATGGCTCAGGTAGCAATCGACAACCCTGCCCTATACAACGATTACCTGAGTGAGAGAGGAGCCTGAGAATGGCTTTCGAGTTCTCTAACGCCGCAGTAAAGACCACGTTCGTCGCTGGTGAGGATCTGTCGGCTAAGCAGTACCACTTCGTCAAGATCGACAATGGAGATGGCGAGGTCGTTGCCGTCAGCGGCGCTACCGACCGTCCCATCGGTGTCCTTCAGAACGCTCCGACCGCTGGTCAGGCTGCTGAGGTCACCATCGTCGGCGGCACCAAGGTTGAGTGCGGCGGCTCCGCTTCGTTCGGGCAGCCCCTCTTCGCTTCGGCTTCCGCTACCGCCGTTACGCTTACGTTCGGCACGACCGCTTCAGCCGCGTTCAGCGTCGGCACGTTCATTGAGAACGCTGCTGCCGGTGCTGTCGCTGCTGCCGTCATCGACTGCGCCAACGCTGCGCGTGGACTCTAAGGAGAGTTGAACAATGCCACAGCCCACTAGCAGTCAGGTCCATGTTGACGCAATCCTGACTAACATCTCTGTCGCTTACCTTCAGCGTGCGGAGTCTTTCATCGCTGACAAGGTGTTCCCGGTTGTCCCCGTGGACAAGCAGTCGGACAAGTACTTCGTCTACTCCAAGAATGATTGGCTTCGTGATGAGGCTCGCGTTCGTACGGATGGCACGGAGTCTGTCGGTTCCGGTTACAACATCACGACGGATAACTACTACGCAGACGTCTTCGCGATCCACAAGGATATCGGCGACCAGACCCGCGCCAATGCGGATGCCCCGATCAACGTGGACCGTGAGGCTGCGGAGTTCGTTACGCATCGTCTCCTGACGCGCCGTGAGATCCAGTTCGTGAACGACTTCATGACCACGAGCAAGTGGGCGACCGACGTTACTGGCGTTGCGGCCTCACCCACCACGGGCCAGACCGTGCAGTGGTCGGACTACACCAACTCCGATCCGATCGAGGACATTGAGGCTGGCAAGGCTAAGATCCTGAGCACGACCGGTCTTGAGGCTAACACCCTCGTTCTCGGATACGACGTCTTCCGTCGCCTGAAGAACCACCCGGATCTCGTTGACCGCATCAAGTACACGAGCAGCCAGACGATCACGGAGGACATGCTTGCCCGCATGTTCGACATCGAGCGCGTGCTTGTGTCGAAGTCAGTCAAGGCCACGAACGCTGAGGGCGCTACTGCGGCCTACTCGTTCACCACGGGCAAGACTGCGCTCCTCGCGCACGTTGCCCCGAACCCGGGCATCCTTACGCCTTCCGCTGGCTACACGTTCTCGTGGACTGGCGTGTCGCAGGGAATGGGCCTGACGATCGGTACGTCCTCGTTCCGCCTTGAGTCGCTTCGCGCGACCCGCGTGGAGGCTGAGTTGGCGTTCGACAACAAGGTCGTCGCGTCGGATCTCGGCTACTTCTGGAACACCATCGTCGCCTGATCCGGTATCCATAACTGAATAGCGCGGGAGCGGGATCACCTACACAATGGGTGGTCCCGCTTTCGGCTATCTGCTGCCGGATTGCGATTACACTAGGGAACAGGAGGTTGCCTCATGACTTGGAGTTATTCCGGTAACCCTGGCGCATCGAACCTCGATCACATCAGGTTTCTTATCCAGGATACGGACACGACAGAGCAACTGTTCAGCAACGAGGAACTGACATTCCTGTTCAACCAGTACGGGGATGCCTACTCTGCGGCGATCGCTGCGGTGACGACGCTGATCGCTAAGGGTTCGCGTGTGGCGGAGGAGTCTAAGACGGTCGGTGACCTGTCTCTGTCCGTGAAGTCCGGCGCTCTTGTTTCACAATGGGAAGCGCTACTGAAGTACCTGAAGGCCGAGCGCTTCCGTTACGCTCCCGCTGCTCCTGTCATCAACCTGAACGCTATCGTGCCAACTGTCGAACGGGTCGAGGAGGACGAATCCACAGACTTCGTAGTCGGGCAGATGGATAACCGAACATGAGCCTAGAGAAGAACTTCCGCGAGATGTTCTCGCAAACCGTGACTCTTTACCCATCAGCGTCAATCGACAAGTATGGGAAGCGCACGTTCAGCGCTTCAGGAAGCGTGTCAGCCTGCGCACATTACGTTAGCGAAACGGTGTTGCGTCGCACACCGGATGGGCGCGAAGTCGTTGAGGACGGGCGCTTCTACCTGTACGGCGTGTTTCCCGTAACGACGGATTACAAGATCCGTTTGGAGGACGGTAGCGAGCCGATCATTGTCGCTGTCGATACTCCGTTTGACCAGAACGGTGCGCATCACACCGTTGTCCACGTGGGGCAGATGTAGCCATGGCGTTTGGTGTGCGACTCATCGGTCTGGATAAGGTTCTGCAACTTGCGGATTCCGGCCCTGGCCTGCGACCCGTTATTGAGCGCGCGGTTGTTGCTGAAGCGAACACGGTCCTTAACGAATCGAAGAAGATTGTGCCTGTCGCCACGGGTAACCTGCGAGCGTCCGGCAAGGTTGAGGACCCGCAGTCGATGGGGACGCGCACAACGGTGGAAATCACGTACGGTGGGGCTGCCGCACCCTACGCGCTTTACGTCCATGAGATTCCGCCTAACAGCGGTGGACGCTGGGGCACCGGAAACACGCATAAGCCGGGCAAGACCTACAAGTTCCTAGAGATCCCCGCGAATGCGCACCGCGACAAGTTCGTGCGTAACGTTAAAGAGCGGATCGTTGCATACCTTAGGAGCCAGCGATGATCCTTGAAGCACTTGCCGACAGGCTCACAAGCGCGTCTGTGGCAACAGTGGGCACGAATCTGTTCATTGGGCTTATGCCTAACTCGCCTGATGTTTGCGTTGCGCTGTACGAGTACGCTGGGTCGGCACCGCTGGAAGTCTTTGTGAATAACGATGAGACTTTGGAGCGTCCAAGCGTGCAGGTTATGGTTCGCGCAACGCGTAACGACTATCCCACCGCTCGTGCTCTTGTTGAAAATGTCCGTGACACGCTAACGGAGATTGTGAATGAAGAGGTCAGTGGTGTTACATTTCTGCGTGTGAATCAGAACTCTTCCATTAACGCGGTTGGGACTGATGAGAACGACAGGCCGTTGTTCACGCTGTCTCTGATGACCGTCGTGGAGCGGTAATGGATGCTTACGGGAAAGGAACGCTGACCACCGAGAGGCCGCGTTGCTGGCGCTGCAACAAACTACTTGCAGAACTGGTGACCGCACCGTGGCGGATAACTTGTCCCCGGTGTAAGGCTGCGAATCAGCAGGAGTAGATGTGGGCCTAAAGGACGAGTTCACAAGACAAATCCAGGCAGCAGAAGAGTTAATCGCACGCAAGCGCAAGTGGATACCCGGCGTCGAATGGCTGGGGTCTGAGGGCACCGTAACGACTGACGCGGTGCAGGGAGAACCGGAGTGGGAATCCATTCTGCGCGCGTGGGATCTTGACCCCAACGAATTTCAGATCGTCGAACCCGTACTGTTTAACTCTTGGGGTGGCGAGGACGGTCTGACAAATCGCCAGTTCAAGGCGAAGGTTATCCGCCGCGTCCACAGTTACGTCGATATTGAGCCGCTGATCGCTGAGGCGATGAAGCATAAGCCCAAGAAGCGCACCTACGACGGCACCGCAACAATGAACGTTGTGCTTGCTGACTGGCAGATCGGCAAGGCAGACGGGGACGGACTAGAAGGCACAATCCAGCGAGTAATCGACTGTCGTGATGCGGTTATCGAACGAGCGAAAGAGTTACGCAAGATCGGGCGACCAATCGCGCACCTAAACGTCCTCTGGACTGGCGACAGTATCGAAGGCTGCCTCGGGCATTACGGGTCACAAACATTCAGCGTCGAAATCAACCGCCGCGATCAAGTAAAGATTACGCGCAGGTTGCTCACGGATTCGCTGCAATCATGGGCACCACACTTCGAAACAGTAACGGTTGCGGCTGTTGGTGGAAACCACGGCGAGAACCGTAACGCTGGCGGAAAGATGTTCACGGGCATCGACGACAACGATGATCTAGCAATCGTCGAACAGGTGTCCGAAATCCTAGCCGCTAACGAGGCCGCATACGGGCATGTTCGTTTCGTTATCGCACGGGATTCCTTGACCTGCACTATCCCATCAGCAGGCTGGATACTAGGCATTACGCATGGTCATATTCCACGCAGCGGTGCCAATGCTGAAGCGAAACTGCGGTCGTGGTGGGAGAAGCAGGCAGCGGGTAGGCAACCGATCGGGGATGCTGACGTACTCGTATCGGGTCATTATCATCATTTGCGCATGGCCGACTGGGGTGGGTGTGTTTGGATGCAGTCGCCTGCGCTTGATGGTGGTAGTGATTGGTGGAAGGCGTACGCTGGGGAAGTGTCAGAACCGGGTATGCTCACGTTTGTTATGACGGAATCGCAGCGCGTGGGAGATATCGCTGTCCTGTGAGGGGTGAACGTGGACATTGTTGAAGAGCGAGCGAAGAGTTACGGCGATCCTGCTGAGAACATCGCGCGAATCGCCGCGTTGTGGTCCGCTTATCTTGGCGTTGAGATTTACGCGCACGATGTTGCCTGGATGATGGTCATGCTGAAGGCAAGCCGATCAAAGAATGACCCTGGCAACATGGATAACTATGAGGATGGGCATGGTTACGTTGAGATTGCGGAACGGCTACGCTTCCACGAGAAGTTAAAGATGATCGCGCACCGCAGGAAGGATACGCTGCTGTGATCTGCCCATCGTGCAAACTCGGAGGAGAAATCAACCGAGACGGCAACGCTGAACTCGCCATTAAGTATCACGCGAAGTGTCAATGGGTGAACGGCGGGTGCTTCTGCCAGCACGCGGTAGGCGATAACGGATATGTCCGATCTTAGTATCGCTTTCATAAGCGGGGATTGGAATAATCAAACCGATCCACCCGAGGCTAACGGGTGTGCTTACTACCGCCAGGTTCTTCCCTGCCGACTGCTTACCGATATGGGTTACGACGCTATGGTCGGGCAACCGCGACCGCACGACCCTATGGGCATCGGATTAGCCAAAGACGATGGCGCTCTATTTGGTTTCGATATCAACGTCTATAAGTTGATGATGCACGCCAGCGTGCCGCAACTCTTCCAGACCATGCAATCCAAAGGGCAAACCGTCGTGGTGGATATTGACGACTTCCATTTCGATATGCACCAGGAGAATATCGCTCACGCGGCAACCAATCCGCACACTAACCCAACCAACAATCGAATGTGGTACGAGATAGGCATTCGACAAGCCGATTTCATAACGGTATCTACCGCATTCTTGGCTGATTTCTACGGTCGTCGGTGCCGCGATGTTCGTCTTGTCCGCAACGCTGTCGAAACGGATAGGTTCACGCCGGTAACACAATCGGAGAATCCCACGTTTGGTTGGCTTGGTGGCACGCTATGGCGTTCCGGCGATATCGAGTTATTGCGGGACTGGCTACCCGCATTTGTGAAACAACACGGTATCCGCGTTCATCATGCGGGACATATTCCGGGTGACCCTAAGCACTTCGGTGTGCGTTGCGGTGTTAAACGCGTTCAGACGTCACCGATGCGCACAATCAGCAAGGTTCCAGAAATGATGCACGCATTCAACGTTGGCCTTGTTCCACTCACTCCTGGCCCATTCAATGAGGCCAAGAGTTACTTGAAGGGGTTGGAGTATGCGGCTGCTGGGATCCCGTTTATCGCAACACCGACAGAGGAATACAGGGTCCTAGCGGCTGCGGGAGTGGGAAGGCTGGCGGCTACACCGGATGAGTGGTTTGACCACGCTACGGCACTCCTAGACCCGTCTACGCGTATCGCTGAGGCGAAGCGGAACCGGGAGATCGTGCGGGAACATTTCGATATCTCAGGAATGGGGGAATCATGGGCTACCGCGATCACTTCCTGAACCATGCAGGCTGTATCGCTGTACAGAGCGAGGCAACGCTGCACGCCGTTGAGCGCATCGTGCATCCAAGGGCGTTATCGCTTCTGCTGATTGGTGTTGGTAACGGTGGCGTTGTTGAGATTTGGCGTAACACACTCATCGAAGGGTCAACGGTTACCGCAATCGACGCAGATCCGCGAGCAAGCGAACTACCCAACCTAGGCGTTATCGAATGTGATACGAAAGACCGTATCGCCCTGCGTAACACGCTTAAAGGTCAATGGTTTGATGTAGTCATTGACAGCACCGGGACAATGCAACCCTATGCGTGGCCGTTCCTGCGCCCAGGTGGACTTCTCATCTACGAAACTTACAATCCAGAAATGATAATGATGCTAGTGCGCGACCTCGCATTAGAGGATGATTCGTGGCTGCCCATCGAAGAGGTCATGCGCGTGGATATTTACCAATCCTGCGCGGTCATTGAGAAGCGTAACCCTAGGGTTGTTCCTTATCTGGATGTTATAACCGGGAACTTCTGCGACATTATTCCCGAAACGGACTACATCAAGGCGGGAGCGAAGCGCGTTATTCCCGCGTAAACTAGGAACGTGGCGAACTATTGGCGGAAGCGTGTCTATCAGGAATCAGCAACCGATCCTGACGGGCTCGCGAAGCGTGGACTCGTCTATCTGATGTCCGAGTTCTTCACCGTCACCGCTGGTGCCTCCGTGTATTTCGGGTTAGCCACAAACGGGAAAGAGATTGAGTTTCAGTTCTACGACATCAGCAGCGATCAGTCTGAGGTTCGCGCGTCCCTTATCGAAAGTCCTGCGACCATCACGCCGTTCAACTACATTACGCCACGAAATCTGAATCGCAAGTTTCCCGATAACGCGAGCGCTTCCCTATCTGCAGCGAGCGCTGTAACAGGCGGAACCATTATCGCCTCAGAGTTGGTTGGCACAACATCAAAGACTGGTGGCGAAATATCGTCACGCAAGATCCATACCCTGAAGGACAACACCACCTATGCCATGAGGTTCGTGAACGTATCGAACCAGGGCACCGTATGCCACATGAATCTGGGTTGGTCGGAGAACGATCCCGCCGTGTATCGACTGATCGACCCGGTTGACCCTACTGACTAGTAGCCGGAAACTTTGGACTCATTCCAAGGGCAGTAGGTGACGATAGCGGCAGCGATGATTGCGGCAGCCTCATCGGTCGTGAATCCGGCGTCGATAGCCAACGCCATGATAAGCGTTACGTCGTATCCGTCATCGAGTGTGTTACAGACTGTCTTGCCAACTTCGATGCTTGTCTCTGCGCTGGCGTAGATTCCCTTTGACCGCAGAAACGACAGGTAGGTTTCGTCATCGCCCTGCATCGGGGCTGCCTCGGTTGGCTTAGAGCGCGGCTCTGGGGCTTTCTGGGTGACCGTGACGGTCGCTTCCGGTGCTGCCTGTGGTGACGCGCACCCGGCGACTGCTAGGGCCGCAGCGACCGCGAGAATGATCTTGCTCATTACCCTCTCCGTTCTAAAGTGCTAGCCACTCGGGGTGGTCTAGCGTCCATTTGATAGTGCGCTCCAAGGATTCCTCCAAGGAGAGCGGGGCCTTCCATCCGGCATCCGCGATCTTTCCCCCATCAAGTGCGTAACGCAGGTCATGGCCTGGACGGGAGGAATGGAAGTCAATGAGTTCATAACGCAGCGGCTTACCGATGTACCCGGCAATCATTTCAGCCATTTCAAGGTTATCGACCTCGCGCTCCCCAACAACATGCCACTTGGCAGGGAACGAGCGATCCCGATACAACGGGGCGTCCTGTGCAATAGCGAACAAGAGCGCATCAGCCTGGTTGCGTGCGTGAAGGTAGAACCGTGATCCGATAACGCCACCGGGGGATGCGTGAATGGGAACAACCTGCCCGGCAAGGACACGCTTGATCACCATAGGCACGAACTTCTCAGGGTCCTGCGATTCGCCAATGATGTTCATTGTGTTAGTGACGATGACGGGAATGTCATAGGTTCGCCAGTACGAGAACGCGATGGATTCCTGTGCAGCCTTCGACGCGCTGTACGGATTTGACGGGAAGTATTGATCCTGCCATTCCCGGTGCGCCTGGTTAGGCATCGCAGGCCCATAAACCTCATCCGTGGATACATGCAGGAACCGCTCCACCGGGTAAGCCCTGGCGTAGTCCAGCATGTTCGTCATCAGAGCCACGTTATTCATAATGAATGGCCCCGGTTCCAAGATACTTCGATCTACGTGCGACTCAGATGCCACATTAAGGATGTAGTCGATATCGCCTATCTCCGATGCCAGGACAGGGGATACGGGAGCAACCAAGTCGTGAGTAATAACACGCGTCCGCGTGTAGGACTCATCCACGCCACCGACCGCCAGCCGAATCCGGTCCGTCAGACCACGGTGGCGGAAACTCACGAGGCAGACTACCTCGTAGTCTGTCGTGGTGAGTAGGTGGCGGAGAACGTGGGAGCCAACGAAGCCGCTTGCTCCTGTGAGGAGGACACGTTTGGTCACGGTTAGATCCATCCACTCGTCTGAGTAATGCTCAGCGGGGGCGCGAGCATCGGTTCCTTGCTAGGCGGTTCGAATAACGCCAACAGTATCGCTTCCGCACGGTCGGGACTGCTAATGCCACGGCGTTTCATATCTGCTTTCGATTCGATTTGGATGCGACCGCTGCTGTTTGGGCGATATGTCGGTGCTGTGAGTTGTGCGATCTCTTTCTTGCCCACGCATAGGGATAGTTCCTGTCGGCCTTCCTCGTCCGGTTGGATGAGGGTGCGCATGTTCCACCACATTTCGGCTCGCTGGTTAGCGAACTTGTTGTTGTCGTACGCACGTTCGGCTACGTTAACGGCGACGATTTCCGCGTCATGCCTGGATTCTTTGCCCCATTCGCTTAGGAGTCCAGCAACACCCCAACCAACACCGATGCTGTCGATCTTGACCCTGACACGCTGGTTAATGTTATGAAGTGCGTGGTATTCCTGCGCCTTGTGAATCTCTGTGAGGACAAGTCCCGCTACCGTTACCGCATTGTCGTTGTGGCTGGACGTATGTACGAGTCGTGTGCACATTCCTTCGGCCCGTGCAATCACGAATTCGTCACCGCCGTCTGCGGCAACGTCCACGCCTAGCCGTATGGGACCGATTTCGGTTGGTTCTGGTACGACTGCGGATTCCAGCCAGTCAATCGGTAGCGTTACGTTTGTTGTTGTGCGTGGGAAGCGTGCGTACACACGGGCTTGTACGAATGCGGAGTCCTCACCGAACTCGCGGGTAACATCATTGACCCATGTTTGGTCTACGAGGTTTCGCGCCCAATCTCCTACTGGTTCTCCGGTGAAGTTTGGGGTGGAGAATGCGTCGATAGGGATAACGTTGTAAAGGTCGCTGTTACAGGCGCGTTCAAACCATGATCCGACGTTATCTGTGGGTGGGTTACCGAGCAGTAGCAAGCGTGTGTGCCCACCTGTCATGAGGGCTTCGATTGCGTTACCGATAATGGGGCTGATGCCACCTGCCTCATCCACGACAATCAACAAATGCTCTGCGTGGATACCCTGCACCGCTGTCTCGTTATGGTCGGCAGGGCTGAACCCGTCCGCGACGAGTGTGTCGTTGATCTTCCATTCGGTTGTGAGGACTTCGCCGGGCAGATTGTGAGCAGTATGAAGCCGTCGAATGTGAGGCCATAGGATTCCTCTGACCTGTCGGAATGTGGTCGCTGTCGTGACGACACGGACCTTCTCGGCGGGGTGTACGGTGCACCACCAGGCGATTGCGCGTGCGGCGATGTGCGACTTTCCGGGTGCGTGGCACGCGGGAACGGCGGTGCGCTTGTTATCGCGTACGGAGTTGAGGATTTCTACCTGCTTGCTCCATACGGATTCGCCCAGACCGTCCGTTACGAATCCAACGGGGTCGTTTCGGTAACGCGCCCAGCGTGGATCTACGCCCTGACGCAGATCGTTCGCGAGCGCGATGAGTGATGCTTCGCTCATTTGCCCGAGCAGGGCTTCGCGCTTGTGGCGCGTAGCGTTCCTTAGCAGTTGCTCAGGAGTCATCCTCATCATCCGTACCGTTATCGGTGACGACCTCTAGTAGCCTGCTGATCTCGTCGATCAACTCGTCACGGGTTACCTGCACCTGTACGGGTCCACGGTCGGGGCCGGATACTTCGGTGCGGATTTGGCGGCTGAAGTGCTGCGGGGCGGTGCGCTCTAGGAACCATCCTGCGGCTTGCCAGTTTGTTTGGGCTGCCTGCTGAATGATTCCCACGTTGCGAACGATTGCTGCTGCGCGTGCCGTATCAACGTCCTCACTAAACCGAGCGTAACGCTGCTCGTTGTCGTCTAGTGGCTCGCCTGCCTCGGCCTTCGCGCGTGCGGCGTCGCCCTTCTTAAGCCAGTTGTAGAGAGTGGCCCGTGAGATCCCCGCGTAGGACGCCGCATGTTCGACGTAGTTTCCGAGACGTAGGGTTTGGACGATTCTGTCGTGCATTTCATCTGTTAGAAGCAACGATGATCGCTTCTCGGGCATGACACTCCTTACTTGCGTGTGGACGGTCTGAGCATAACGCGGTTTCTTATAGGTCGCCGCGCGCGACGGATAGCGCGTAGGTTGCTGAGATCCAGCGGTCGGGGCGCTCACGCTGCCCGTCAACGTACGTTAGCCAATCTGTGCGAACGTAGCGTGACTCTTCGCGCATGGCTAGGTCATGGATTGCGTTAGCGGCATCCTCGCGTCCCTTGCGGTAGCCTTCTATCGCGCCGCGTTGGTATGCCTCATCGACTAGGTTGTAGATTTCTTGGTCAGGAGACACGGTTCCCTCTTTCTTTACGCATGAACTCTTGTACGCATGTTCGATTGCAGAAATCTAGGATTTCGCCTGCGCCTGTTGTCATGCGTATTGCTGTAACGCTGGTGTCATTGACTGTGTTACCGCAGCCCGGATCGCAGCATCGGTTCAGTACCGATATTCCTTCCACTGCATGATCAGGGGCCATAGGTAATCCGCTATCTCGTAGGAACCAACTTGTTCCGTTATCGGCGAGTTTAACGCATGTTCCGTTAGTTCTGCTAGTAACTGCTCATGTGTTTCTCGTTGCCCTGCCGCGTATGCTGTCATGCGAACAATGTCGTACTGCGATGGGTTGCCGTTGCTAGCCACAGTTTCGCGGGAAGGCATTTCGATAGCGCCAGTACGGTGCCCAGATCCAGTTCTGGACTTGCCACTCAGACCACGATCCGTAATGCGAAGTATCAAGTCCCAAACCATTAGGCGTCAGCCCCCAGGGTCGCCAGTAAGTCCCCTTATTACTCATGTAACGGTAGACGATTTGGCTTTGACGTAGCGGATTCAGCATGGCGGCACGCGACCACCATCTGTTGTGTGAGTGTGCGGAAGTTTGTACCTGCCAGATACCCAAAGCACCTGAATACCATGGACTGCTTTCTGAAAGGTTCTGGCCCTTGCTTTCCCGCATCACAATGCCGTATGCGGTGCGGAGATTGTTTCCCGTGAAACCTGCCGCCTTTAGGATCTTGACGGTCCTGCATTCCCCTGCGTTGGCAACGTTTGGTGCGATGACCGCGAAGCCAAATACGAATCCGAGTGTGAAAGCGATGACAAGAATGCGTTTCCTCATTATTCAATCCAATCTGTTACATGCGTTATTTGTTGGATGATTTACGCAGTTCCTCCTCCATCCACTCGGGAATCGGTGCATCACGCTTTCGCTCCTTGCCAGTCTCTTTCAGCGCCATGTTGTATTTCGGTTCCTTGCTCGGGTCGTAGTCGGGGCGCTTGATGAGTGGCATGTTTGCGAATTGGCTGTAGTCAACGTAGTGATGCTCACGACCGTAACGGATCATGTGTCGCGCTACGTCAGGGTGCAGGCGCACAAGGATCTCTGATTTACCCTTCGTGCCTTCCTTTGCATAGAACTCGCTTGTGTACCCTCCTGTCATTGTTTGGGTACGCATCTTGTGAGCCAGGAAAGTGTTAAAGAGGATCGTCTGCCAACCGCCCTTCAACATATCCAGCGAGAGGATGGTGTCCTCGTTCATGCGACCACGCCAGCGGTACGGAACCTCGTTGCGGATTAGGTTGCATGAGTAAATACGCGACCCGACGATGAACGGCGGATGCTTGCTGCGGGATACGATGAAGAACTCGTAGTGTGGGCCAGCCATACCAACGTTTGTGTAACGCATGCAGAAGGTTTCCATGGCATGAAAGATGGTGCCGTCGCCTACGAGTACGCGAGTGTTCTTGTGGAATCGGCTGAAGTGCCTGATGTTGTCGTCGATGCACCAATGCCAATCGAATCCGTTAGCGATGCTGTGTTCCCACCCGAAGTTACGGGCGGGACCAGCACCGGGCGGTTTCGTATCCCCAAACTCATCGCATGGGTCGTAGTCCTTCTGGAACTGTCTATCTAGTACGAGAATGGTTGCGTTAGCGAACTTTGCCGCAGCGTACTCGTCGTACTCTTGATCTTCGACAACCAGATAGTACGGGACGCCCATCTTGTCGAATGCGCGTGGCGTTAACGCCGTCTGAGCGCGGCCCTTCGATGGTATGTAGATCGGGAAACGCGGGATCATGACTCGTTAACGAACACATGAGACTTGGTGAATGCTCGCTGCTCCAACTCTTCCTGTGGCCACCAGATCGAAGTGGCGCGAGGACGGTCAAGCATCTTGAAGAAGTCCTCCGCATCTTCCAACGTGAGAAAGGAGACGATGACGCGAGCGGCTGGCATCATGTTCGTGTTCTCGTACTCCGGCATGTCCTCCCACTCTGCGTAGGGATCGACTGGTGCGGCAGGCACTTCGAAACCGAGATCCATGCGATCCCAACCGGACTGCTCTAGTTCTGTGAGCAGTTCGTTGAGCATCGAATCGTCCCAGTCCGCGAGGTCACCGGAGCGGTTATCAGCGAGCGCGTATGCGCGTGCCTTGTCCTCGGTCCAGTCATCGGGTACGCGGGTAATGTCGATGTTCTTCCAGCCGAGTTCGCGCGCAGCCTGCAATGTTCCGTTACCAGCGATGACGGTGTTGTTCCAGACGACGATTGGCTTACGCTGCCCAAACTTGGCGAGGGATTCGGTGATCGCTGCCATGTTGCGCTTGCCGTGCAGTCTCGCGTTACGCTCGTCTAGTTCCAAACTATCTGGGCTAACGCTTTCGATCTTCACGCGCCGCCTCCCTTTCGGCGTGCTGCGAGCGCATCAACGTCTGCACGGTTGAAGATTGTCCTGCGTCCAGCCTTTCCGACAGGAACAAGTTGCTTCTTGTGGACGATCTGGCGGAGATTGTTCGCTGTGATCCCGAGAATCCCTGCGGCTTCCAGGCTATCGACTGTGCTACCGCTGACCTGCGTGCTGACGGTCACCTGCGGTGCGGCAGGAAACTCTGATCCGGCTGCGCCAACCGTAACGAATGCGTTGGTGGGGAAGTCGTTGCTCATGCTGCTCATTACCAGGGATTCCCTTCGTCAATCTGCGGCTTGTTGGTTGATGTTGTCTTGCTGCTTGTGGGGTTTCCGAGAGGCTTTGGAATGACACCGATTGCTTCTGCGGTGACCTCGGGGATGGATCGCTTGACTCCATCTTTCTCGAAAGAGGTCATTTCAAGTGTTCCGGCTACCAGTACGCGGTCGTCAGCCTTGATGTGTTCTGCTGCGGCTTCGGCGGCTTGACGCCAGAGAGCAACGCGGTACCACGATGGTTCGCCCTTGCCCCACTCGCCGTTGCGCTTCTTGCGTGGCGTGACCTTGACGGTCAAGTTACACACCGCATCACCGTTGGGCATGATGCGGATTTCCGGGTCTTTCTGAACGTATCCGATAAACCAGAGTGAGGCTTCACCAGCCATTATCTGTACCCTCCATGATTCTGTATGTTCCATTCGTGTCTAGGTAGACTTTTGTGCCGTTAGCGAGGGTAACGGGCCATTCAGCCGGGTCAGCCCACGACGGCACTAGCCAACCGTTCTCGTAACTAATGCGAGGGTTTTGATGTACGGAGCCGGGAGCGATGTTGTGGCACGGGCTACATAACGCGATGAGGTTTGTGATCTCGTCTTTGCCTCCGTGCTTTCGCAGTTTCCTGTGATGCACGGCGACTGGTTCCCGTAGCGGTTTCCCGCACTTCACGCAGTGGCGGTCGCGTGTGAATACAGCGCCCCTCAGTACCGGATCCATTACCGTCACTTACCCCTATCAAGGATCCAGAAGAGAGGAACGAACACCAGTCTGTCAACTAGGACGATCAAACATTCCTTCATCGCGCTTCCCCTCTATCACGAACACCGCCCCCGGTGCCCCGTACTTCTTTACCGCTGTTAGGTGAACCACTTGCGCGTCGTCTGCAAATGCCGCGCCAGTTAAACCATCTAACGCTGCGCGCGCTAGTTTGTCTACGTCTGGTCGCACATGCGGTTCTGCTCTCTGCACACTTCTTGGTGACTGAAGCATGAACGTTACGTGGACCGTGACGGGTCCTTCTAACGGTTCCATGGTGGCACGACAGACCTCGTTGATCGCGTTACGCCACGCCGTTAGTTCTTTCGATTTCTGGTGGACTATGCGACCGCGAAAGACGCTCATACTGCCTTGCGAGATCGGGGTGCCCGGAACCTTGAAGGTGTATATCACGGGTGACCCAGCCATGACTTAACGTTACATTACTTAGTGTTGCGTATCAAGATGCGGCAAGTCGCGCATCCTCGGTGCGTGTGTATCCACGATCCGCAACCGTTACACCTAGCAATGTTTGCGAGGCTACTCATCGGTATTCCAATGCCGATTACGGATAACGCTAAAGTCATGTTCGGATCTCTGTCCTACCGGGGCGACCTTATCCAGCGCAAACGCTAGGTCGCTGCGGCATATCGGGCACGGTGACGTTGCGTAGTCGCTGTCGATCCAACCCTTGTAACAGGGTTCGGCATGGGTGCATAGGCAGCCTGTGCGTTGACAATGCCGCTCGGGTCCGTCCTGCTCTAGTGCGATTCGCGCCTCTGCTGCGATGCGACGCGATTTGCGGTAAGCCGTTACCAGCATTGACGGTGAAAGCATTACCTCGTAGTTGCCGTAGTGTTTCTTGATTTGTTCCTTGGCGAATTCGACTGCCATGCCGGGTGCGCCAGCCTCTAGTACCTCTTGCCAAGCGTAAACTTTCGCCTCGTTTGGCGAATGTCTGCCGTCCAGTTCGTTTGCGTAAATAAGCAAACCTAGGATCTCTTCGTCTGTCATTGTGCGATTCCCTTTCGTGCGCCTGTAATGCGTGCGTGGATTTGTGCGTAGTTGTCCATTCGCTTAACGCCACCGACCTTTGATTCGCTGCGCGCGGGTAACGGATCATCATGCCAACGCTCCTGCCGTAGCCAGGTTGTCGGGTGCGCTGTGTATTGCGGGTCGCGGTTCGGGTCGTCTGCGTAGCGTTGTGCCGCTGTTGCGATGACTGCTGGTGAAACTGTGGATATGGCTTCGCGGTAGGCGTCGTACGCCGCACGCTTGCCGACCCGCCGTGGGTAGATGCGCCAGAACTCCTCGAAATCGGGGCTGTACGGCGCTCTCACGGTCTTTCGACCACGTTTGGGTATATCCACCACGGTAGGTTCTGTTACCCGCTCTATCGCGGTGCCAGTCGATTGCGCGATCAACCCGTTACTAGGTTGATCAAGAGTATTTAGTTCTTGGGTATTAGTTAGTTGGGTATTAGTTAGAGCCCAACTTTCTTTACTAGGGTTGGAAAGATTCTTACCAAGGGGTTGTAAAGATTCTTGCCTACCCTCTGGCTGTTCCCAATACACAACGTACCCGCAAGTAGACCAAGAATCGTTACTTGACTTGCGTTGGTCAATGCGTATCGCACCAACCATTACGAGTTGCTGGCGTGCCTTATCCAACGTAGGTAGCGATACTCCGAGTTGTGCGGCTAATCGTTGCCGCGATGGGTAACACTCGCCGTTACTGTCTGCATGTTTACGCAATACAAGGTAAAGGCGTATCGCTAACGCGCTCACGTTCGGCGCTAGCAATAACCAATGCGGACACATCTCAAATCTTCCGCGTTCCGCTATGACTGTGATATGTTCATCCATGCGAATACCCTTTCGTTCGCGTGTGGGTCGCTCGGTATTCCCCCCGATAACTGAGCGGCCCACACGCATGTAGCGACACAATTACACGGGCCACACGTACGGCAAATCGTTAGGCACCGTAGGCCAGATCCGTGCGTAGTGTTCGGGCATCTTACGCACAAGGTTGCTGCGGTGACTAATAAGCAGATCGTCGTTAACAACCCACTCGGGTCTACCGTTGTCGCGCCAACCGCTAGAACGGAACGCATCGAAGCGTGGCAGAAGCGTGTCCTTGTAGCCTCGGTTGATCCACTCGCTGCACATTGTCATGGCATAGTTGCAGAGTTCGATTTCGTAACCTGCCCACATCTTTGTGGCGGGATGGTTGATCCAGCGACTGGGTTTACCCGTGAGGGCGAGCAGGATTTGGTACGCCTCCACGCGCTGCTTCCCTAGGCGTTGCCGATCAAGGATCCAAGCAGTCTCGCGATAGTCCGCGTACGGCATAAACGTTTGCATTAGAAACCCCCGTCTGTGAATAGTTGGTCGCTGCCCTTACTGGTAATCCTGAGAACACGTTGCTGGCGACCTGAGGACGCGATGCGCGTCAGCATTTCGCCGTCAACGATAACTGGCTCTATGTAGCCCGCGTTAAGCAAATCGCTAACACGTTTCCAGTAGCCGCTGCTTTCATCCAATCCTGCGCGTGTTCCCGCTTCTTCTGCCGTTAGGTCAGCGCGACCAAACTCAATCAGAAGCGAACGCAACAACGTATTACGGTGCAGGGATGCGGCAGCCTCTTTGCTAGTGGCTGGATCTGTGCGCCGCGCTAGTTTCTCAGCGGTTGGTATGCCGCGTGCCCGATCAAGGGCGCACACTTGGCAAGCCTCACCACCGCAAGCGTGCGGCCTCGTATCAACGCTTCCCGATAATGCGAACAACCCCTCGTTACTCATCGAATACCCTTTCGACTGTTAACCTCGGCTGGGGCAACCTACCTCACCCGATGGGTCAAAGAACTGGCAATAGTCCTGACAGAATCGCCGCGATTCCTCAGGCTCAGGAATAACGTCAAGGTTGTCGGTGATGCTACGCACCCACGCCAAACCCTCCTGAGCAATCAACGGCTCGTACGGTTCCGTATGTACGACAAGATCAAGTTCGTTACCGTCACGCGGGATGCCAACGAGTGTCACGTTATCCACGCGGTAGCCATTCTGCGTGAGCAGGTAACCGTAGATTTGTACCTGCATGCGCTGTTGGCTTGACGGGAAGTAACTGATCTTCTTCTTTGTGATGGTCTTCCAATCGACAACCTCGTATGTCTCTGTGTCATACAGATCAACGTGCCCGGTCAACCCGTCGTGTGTTACTTCCATTTCCGTGCGGTAACGCGGATCGAAGGGATTATCGGTTCGCTTGATCTTGCGTTCGATAGCGTCATGGATCGCCGTACCCATCCAGGCTGCCATCGACAACGTATCTGGGTTTGTTGGTGGCGTTTGCACTAGGCGATGCCACGTTCGGCGCTTACACCCACCGATCTCACTTGGGCCGATTGCCTTCTGCATCGACCGAGCGCTGGTCTTGTTACTGAATAACGAGATCACGAAGTCCTTATCCATCTTTCGCTGCATCCTTTCGCGCATCGGCGTCGTCAAGGAATGATTCGATAACCTCGTCGTATCCGATAACGGTGTCGTCTGGCGCAAATCGCTCCAAGAACTCCATCCGTTCCACGAATCCCCTCATCGCTTGTCCTCTCCATCCCCGGTCATTCCGAGCCAGTATCCGAGTGCGAATACCATCAGAATGACGATTACGTCGATCCAGTTCATGACATATCCATCGCTGCGCGCACGCTTGTTCCTACGGACCGCGCAATATCAATCTGTGTACGCAACCGTTGGGTGTTAGCGCGTGAGGCGCGAACCACCGCCTCCGCATTATTGAGTGCGCTTAACTCATCCTGGCATCGCAGTAGTGCCTCATCGTCACGCTCCTGCACGGTGATCTTGCGACCGGAATCAAGTGCGCGTGCGGCTATCGACAGTCTCATGCGTGCGCTGTTGATTTCCCACAACGACTTAGCGTTAGCGTAGGTGAGTTCTGCTTGTTCCAGGCTCGCGTGCGCCTCATCGTATTCACGACTCAGCGAAATCAGTTTCGCCTCTACGTCTGCTGGTGTGATGATCTTATTCATTAGCGTTGTCGATTTCGTCAAGGCGGTTAAGGATTACGTTGCGTAGCGTTGTGCCTGCGCCGTTCGCATTAACCGGGGTGTCAAGTTGTCCCGCCTCGTCAGCGGTATCCCAAATCTGCTTCAGATCGTTGCGGTCATCGCAGACCTCTGACTCTGCAACCCAAGCCTCCAACATCTGCATAAGTGCAGGATTGGGTGCGGTGTCGGGTGGCGGTGCGCCCTGTCCATAACCAACCGGGGGATTCAGCGTTCTCTTGATAACGTCGTTGCGGTTGCCGTTATCGTAGAGACTAAGGCCGAACTGTGTGCCGAGGTTAATGGCTGCACGCTTCAAGGCGTCTGACTCTGCGGTCTTAACGGCCATATCGTGCGCCTCACCACGGTTACCTAGGGTCGCTGAACCGACCGCAGCCTCCGTGTAGGTGGCGTCAGGGTCATCGACGCTTGCCCCGTAAATCGTCAGCCGCATGATTACCTTGTACCCAACATTCCAGCGGCCCTTCTCGTCCTTCTCTTCGAACATGAGTTCGGCTGAGAGAACATCAGCGGACCAGTTGCCGAATCCGAAGATGCGGATTAGGTGTGCCTTTACGTCCCACGCCTCCAAATACGAAAGCGTTACACCTGACTGTGATCTCTGTGCGATGCGTGACGCTGCGATTGGCTTCAGTAGTTGGTCGTACTGTTCGTCAGTTAGAAACATCCGTACTACCCTTTCGTGTCTTGCGACCCGCGATTGGTCGCCATGCGGTGAGTGTTTCCAATGTCCAGACCGGAGTACGCCCGATCTGCATATCTGGCGGCGGCATATGACCGCGCGCCTTGTACGCGGTAATCGTTCCGCGCGTTACGCCGTACATGCGAGCGATATCGCTGACGGTGAAATAGTTGGTCGGCATCAAAGTCCTAACGGTCAGCGAGGCGATTAACAACCTCGTCCGGTGTATCAGCGATGACCTCATCCAGAAGGATCGGCTCTGGTGGCTCGTCACGCTCACGCGATCCGGGCTTCATGCGCCAATGCGTAACGAGATACTTACCGTCGTGCTTGACGACCTCGTACCAGCGCTCGTCCTTTGTTATGATCTCTAGGCTGAACTCAAGTCGGTTCTGGTACTTCTCTTCGGTAGCCCATCCCCAGTTGATATTCTCCTCGTTCATCGCTGCGGTTACCGGGGCGAAGAAACGCCACGCATTAACAGCATCGTCGCGCTGTTTCGGATCGAATCGTGTTGGATACCAGCACGACGGGCAGATGCAGTCATCACCGCATACGTCGTACTCGCGGCAGGACGGGCAAACCAGTCCTAGGTCAATAACAATGTTGCGTGCCATGCGAACCCCTCTTTCGTTACGGCATCCTACATTCTGAGGCTGCCTTGAATGGTGTGACACACCGCTCAGTCGTGCAGCGGTTCGAACTCCTGTTCGTGCTGCGCGATGCTGCGTTCGATTTCGTCCTGATTGTCTGCTGTGCGCTCCATTTCCGTTTCGCACAAGTTGCACCCAAACCACCAGCGCGGCGCACTAGCCAAATCAAGTTGCGACAACCCGCACCAGCGGCAGTCGCCAGCCTCGTTAAACACGGGCAGGGCTGCATCCTGCTTGATGTAATCCACGGCAGCACCGAACGCCGTAAGTGTTGCCAGCGGTGACTGGCTGAACGGCCCGTACTTGCCGATGTAAACGACGTAGACGGGCGGATTGGAACCCTCCGGGCGGATCCACGGGTCACGCTCCAAACGAATGCCATAGCGGTCGTCGCTGCACGACCATGAATCCTCAGATGTGCGCTTGAAATCCATGCGAATAACCCTTCTATGATTGGCTGCAACCGCAAGCCAAGGCGAGGCGGGAGGAGAAAGGGAAGGAATATCCTCCCGCCCCACGTTGGGTGGCGGTTACCGGGAAAGGAGTGCGTAAGCCTTCTGCTTGATGCCCTCCACGCCCCCGCTGAACACGCGCTCTGCGCGAACAAGATCCTCGTCACGCTTACCAGCCTTGACAGGCTTAAACCAATCAGCCCACTCTGTGACGGCATTGAACGCTGCCCACCGCGTATTAGCCACGTTCTGCTGTGTCGGCGCATTCCAGAGTCCGAAGATTTCGCTGCGTGCCTCTTCGGTGCGTGAGATCTGAAGCGTAGACATATCCTTGTTCGTAGGAAGAAGTGACTCCGTAAATCCCTGGAACTCGTAACGTGTCATTTCCAGCGAAACAAGTTGATCGACTGCCTGCTGGAACGCATCGGCGTAATCGACAACGAATCCGAGCGTGTCCCGTGCCTGCTGGATCTTGCCCTTGATGCTGCTTGTGTGCTTCATATGCCACTTGTGGGCGGCACCATTAAGTCCGAACTGGACCGTGTTGGCGCAAACCGGGCGAACCGCCGACAGATAGACCGTGAAGGCTTGAGTCCCGTCGTGGCTGGTGGTGCAAATAAGGTACAGGTCTACCGTGTCCGTACCATCGGCGATGCTGATGTGCTGCGGCATCTTCATGGACATGAACACGCGAGTGCCACCGCGCAGAGATCCAGCGGTTTCGAACACAGCACCGGACTCATCAGCGAGCAGATTGAGGAAGTCGAACGCCTCACGGTTCTGGATGACTGTGTACTGATTGCCGACCACGCCAAGTCCCTGCAAACCGAGGATGGGATGGTCGCGGTAGGTGGCGAATCGGTCGGGCACCGGGACGTTAGCCACACCGTTCTCGGTGATAACGGTTGTGGTGACTGGTTCCTCACTCTTGTAAACGGTCCAGTCCAACATGGCGAGCCGCAGCGCATCGTCCACAGTCTGCGCGGAATCGGTGAGTACGCCAAGGTTGTGCCAGGGAACCTCGCGATTGCTGAAGAACGCTGCGGTGCCGTCCTCCATGATTTCGATTTCGTGTGCCATTAGCGTTACCCCTTCGTGTGACTGACGATCTCATCAGCGGCACCATTCAGTACCGGACCCCTCGCGGGGTTTCGATCTAGTCAGTACGTTGATCGCAAGCATGGCGGACCTTGAAGATTGGTCCGTTAGCCGCGAGTTCTGCGAGGCGGCGTCGCCCCTCTTCGGTTGCCACGTTGATCGGCTCGTTATTAACAAAAGACGTAGACGGTTCCGTCGTAGTCATAATCGTCGTCCTCCTCAGGATCGTGGACTGAGTATTCCCCGTGGTATTCGTCCCACTTGATGTTCATTTCGTGAACGTTGTTGTTGATGAATCGGTACGCCAGCCGGGTTTGCCAGTAATCGGCTGACGCTGCGCTGAACAGGATCGGCTTGTTCGGATCCAGTTTCGACAACTCGTTAATCAACTCACCGACCGTGAGTGTCTTGCGCTGTGTATCTGTTGCGGTACTCATTACTGCATACCCCCTTCGATCCATCCCGCGATCCCCATGACCGCGAGCATGATTGTTGTTGCGAGGATTGCGATGGCGTATTCGCCGCGTCGTGTGAGTTTCACGATGCAACCTCGTTATTCTTCAAGGCTGTTTCCCAACCGATGCGCTGTGCATCCATATCCGATTTCACAAGCAGGCTGAGAAGGATGTCGTGATCCTCGTCGGTCCGAATGGCACCTGACTCGCGAGCCATTGTCATTACCGCGTGCAGCATTACCCGATAGGAGCGCCCACCCATGTTGTCCGAGGACAGTGGGTAGTTATCAACAAATGTTTCGCTCTGCTTTACGATCTCTTTGATATCCATGTGCTTCCCTTTCGTTCACCTGTCTCGTCAGGCGCAGTAGGTAATTTCTGCGCGACCCCGCCGTAGCGGGGTTTCGACTATTCTGTGAGCGCAACGGCTGTTGCGTAATCCGTATCGCAGGCAAGTGCGAACGCTTTATCCAAGGCGCGATCAGCGTCCATGATTGCCGCGTACAACTCGGGACGGTCACCGTGCAACGCTTGGGCGGTTTGAGCCAGAGTCATAAGGTGCGCTTGCTGCTGTGTGATCTGCTGCTCTAGGTAGTTCATTACGATTACCTTTCGTTATGTTGTTGCCAGTTTGTTGAGTAGCCGCTGCTGCCAGCGGTAGGTGATCATGGCGATACCGCCGATGCGGAATGCGGTTGCGAAACGCAGCGTAGGAACAACCGCGCGGTAACGCTTGTAGGTGAGTGCGTCGTAATGAGTGCCGTCACCCTTGGGTGCGCCAGCGCCGGGTGTGTAGACCCTGCGAATGATTTCGATAACGAATGGTCGATGTGATCCGTCGTGCCGCCAGTCGCTTCCGATTGCGAGCGTGTAGTTCCCGCTGTCGTAGAGTCCGGGTCGGCGACGCTTGATTGTGTTCACGCCTCCTCCTTCGTGGCGTAAATACGGACAACCCGTCCGAGCGCGTTGTGATCGCTGTACGTCCCGTACACGTACTCCCAGATCATCTCGTTACCGAAGCCGGGGAACACGCTAACGCTTGAAGGGTTTGCCTCGTAAGCCTTGATGACCTTGGTAAGCCGCATCTTGACTGTGCGGTTATTGCGGGGCGTGTATGAATCAACATCAGCGTGCGTGGGAGCGACGTAGGTGCCGCCGCAACCGCAAGCGCATCCCCCCAATCCGCAGTAGGTCTTTGTGATGTTCTTGAAGGACGGCAGCGTGATTGTCTGCATTGGTTTCCCTTTCGTTACGCCTACCTCATCAGCACCGGGTGGCGAATCCCGGTGGACCCCTCACGGGGTTTCGGTTATTTGGCTCTGCGTGATGCAGCCTTGAACTCGGCGGCTTGACGCTGCTTTTCTTTCGCAAGAGCGATTACTTGATTCCAAGTAATGTTGCCGCGATTAACCTCACGGATGATGTTGAATCGCGCCTCTTCCTGTTCGCGCTTCTTTGCCTCACGTTCCCGCACCTTGACAGGCTTGGGGACAGCATCGCCTGGCCTAACCTTGGGGATGCCAGCATTACTGCGTTTAACGCCGTGTTCACGCATAGCCGTAAGCAGGGCTTTGTGTGCATCAGCCCCGAGTACGTTGCGTACGAGGAAGAGCAGGACCCCGGCGAACTCGGGTCCGTGCCCAACATCGCGTGGCGTTAGCGTGTGCGCGATTTCGTGAAGCATCGCGTACTCGTTACGGGCACCGCGTGAGGCTGTGATCTTGTAACTGCCCCAAGCGTTCGCACCGCCGTAGCCGTTTGTTAGTTTAATCTCTACGGAGCGTGCGCCCCAACGTGAGCGAATGAAGCGACGATCAAGGATGGAATCAACCCACGCT